AGGCATTTTACTAATAAACATAAGATACATAAAACTATGTAGATATTATAACATTTGATTTTCTTATCTACAAGGCTTGACAACTCCAATAGTTACAATTAGAATATCTTTGTTAAGGTTGATAGGACAGGTTTAGCTTTCTTTAAATATCTTCTCTAGCATTTCTTTCGCTTCATTGACACTAGAGATATATCCCATTTTTCTATCAAGTTTTGGTTTCTTTCCTTTCTTTAATTTATCAAACTGAACTACAAAATTTTGATATAAAAGAATAATTTCAATATCATTAGATTCGGTCATTGTTAAAACATTATCAAAGTTGATAATGAACATATCTTCTGTTGTAGTTTTCATCCAAGGTTCTAGTTTATAACCTATTACATTACCATTCCTCTCTACACTTTCAATGGTTACTGGATGATCTAATATCAGCATAGTGCGCTCGTCTTCTTCTGAGGCAGCAACTTTTGCAAATATTTCTTCACCACTCTTAAGTTTTATTGTTGAGTAGAAATCATCTTCGATCATAGTAGTCCCTCATGATTTTACATTAACGGATAGAATATCATAGTTAAATTTTTCTTCATTATATATTTTAACTCTCTCAATAAAGTGATTCAATGTATAGTTTTTTCTTGAATTTTTAGTACAATCATCTGCTATATCATATAACATCGCTTTTACTTTATCTTTTCCTTTTCTAAGAACTCGTCCAATGCTTTGAAGATTTCTGATTCTGGACTTACTTGGAGAGGCAAAGATAACATTATGGAGGTTTTTAATATTGATACCTGTAGAAAAAGTTCCATAAGAGGCAACAATGATTGCGTTATTTTCTCTCTCGGTTATCTCTCTCACCATTTCTCGTTCTTCAGCATTCACTCCACCATGAACGAAAAATATTTTTCTATCAACATCAACTATATTATTTAGTAAGTTGAATAAAACTTCACCATGAGTTGCTACTCTACTAAAAAGTATCAGAGTATTCCCTTTCAAGTCTTTTGCTAAGTTAGTTATGAATTTGTTCCTTCTATCATGAGATATTAAATATTGTATCTCATCTTCATACGTTTCAAACTTTTGTGGAGTATGTTTTAGAATCAGACATGTAATATCAAGTTTAGACACATAACCTTTCTCCATCAACTCTGATGTTCTTGTGATTTTATATGATGGACCAAAGACTCCCTCTAAGACCCATTTATGCGTCTGTGTGCCGTCCAGAGTACCTGTGAACCCAAATCTATACTTAGCATGGTGCAACTTGGTCATAATGGCGATCAGAGACTTACTCTTAAAGAGGTGAGCTTCATCACCAATCACTACATTAAATTTCTCAAACCATTTTCTTTCTAATTTATAGATAGATTGCCAGGTCGTAATAATAACTGGCAAATCACTCTCTCGCTCCCTTCCCGAATATATTTTGTGACAATATGACTCAGCACTCCAACCATAATCTTCAAAGTCTTTATACATCTGTTCTACAAGAGATGTCGTCGGAACAACTATCAGGGTATTTTGTTTCTTCGCTGTATAGTACCTTACTAGCGAATAAATCATCAGAGATTTGCCTGATGCAGTGGGAGATATTAACAATCTTCTGTTATGTCTTAACGCATCGTATACACCCTCAACCTGATAGTCTCTGGGGGTGTGAGAGCAAATAGACTTCATATAGTCATTGACTCCCGGTTTTGAAATCATATTATTGATTTCAAAAGGAAGACCGTAATATTTGTTTTCTTCAAACTCAAATGTATATCCCGAGTTCTTACAAAAACTTATAAGTCTATCAAGTAGACCGACATATATTTGTTTGGTGTTTATATTATAAAGATGTATTTCACCATTCCAATATTTACTTCTATATTGAGGCATGAATTTTGCACTCTCTACCTCAAATTTAAAATAATCTCGTAATTCATAATCAATATGAGGTTCTGCTTTAATCTTCAAGTAAACTTCATTTGACTTTGCAATAATCAAGTCAGACATCAAATATACTCACGCCTGAATATATTTATTAACCCAGTCCAGCAGTGAATTTATTGAAGTCTATGGCATTTTTTATCTGATAATTTCTTTGATGAATTTGCTTAAGGATATCCTCAAGATAGGAAAGCATGACATCATAATATTCAATCTTCAAAGATGATGATGATAGTTTATTATCAGCATCAAGATACTTTGTCATGGTTTCTTTATCTCTAATCTTTTTCGGAAAAGGATTCTGAATATAAACATCTGGATCTGATTTTCCAGAATAATACTCATACCGTTCATGACGAATATTTTTTCTCTGCTGTTCTGCTTTCTTTCTCAAAAGAAGAATATTATTATAGTAATCAAAATACTTTGCATGTAAAGAGGGTATCTTTAATGACTCTTCGTGTAGATTGTCAGGGTCAATAACAGCGTCACTCTTCCACATATCTTGAATTTTCTCAAGATCAAATGTCATAATTTTTTGCCAGTCATATCAAATATATCGTATATAGTATACTTGAAAGAAACCTCACTTGTAAAGTATGCATAGTCTTCAACAGTTGCATCCATTTGCAGAGATCCTAGACTGTATGGAAATGCGTTTAAGAACTTAACTTGAAATTGTGGTAAGTTCTTACTATTCAATACAACAAGAGTTGCATCAGAGTAAAGGTTTTTTTGATCAGTAAATCCAGTATAATCACTACCTTCTTTTTGAAAATCTTGTATCTCTTGCAAACTCTCTGGATAGGTAACACCACGAATCCATCTCTGAATCTCCATATAGTTCTTGAGTTCCTCATCAACTAGAAAACTCAAGATAAGATCTTCAAATACTGGTTTGTCTCCAGGAATAGGAATGTTTCTCAAATATGTTGGTTGCTCAGCAAAACCACATGATAGTCCTGGAATGTTAATCTTGTTTCCAGTAAACGTAACATATGGTGCTCGGTTAATTGTGAAATTGAAACTTACTCCAGATAAGTAGTTTCTATTCTCCAATTGTTCTTTATTAATGTTTCTTGCCGTCGCCATTTTTTGAACTATTTAGATAAAAAAAGAGGACATTTAGTCCTCTAGATCATTTAATATTCTTTGACATGTTTCAAAGTTTTTCTTACAAAATGCTCTCACATAAGAATTTGTATCAACAGACATTGTGTAATGAGCATGTGTATGTATAAGTTGAATTATACATAGAAATCCCGTAGCGAGACTCACAAAATGAGTTACAGGGCTTGTAACCATTCTATGTAGATAATTTTTCATAAAAAAAAGGGTCCGAAGACCCCAATGTTATTCAACTCAGAATGAGTACTTCACACCCAATTTTGCTCCGTAACCACGGTCAAGATCTTCGTCGCCGGAACCCACGAAGGATACTTCACCATATGCACCAAGTGCTTCGGTTACTTCAAAACCAAGTCCTGCCTTACCTGAAGGGACGGTATCGGTCTCACCGCCGTCAGGGGTCAGTAGGGTAGCACCGCCCTGGACATAGTATGAACCACGCTCACCCAGTGCGCCATCATAACCCAGATGAAGATCCGTCGCAGCACCGTTGTACTCGGATCCAGTCCATCCTGCATTGGTTTCTACATTTACATATGGTCCTGCAAGGGCAGATCCAGCAGAGACAGACAGAGCAGCAGTTGCTGCGAATACAGATTTGATCATTTTTTAAATACCTCTTAAATTTACTTACGGAGTGAATACCCGCAGATGAAGGATCGGTTTGGTCCGACCGCTGTGTGAATTATAACCCATAATGTGGTTGCGCGTCAAGTACGTTACACTATGTAACGTCTGAGTATTTATACTGCCTCGCATTTTTGCATATTACGGTTTTCCTCACATAAAAAAAGACCCCCCGAGTGGGAGGTCTGAATGGGCATGTGGGACATCCTGCCCCACAACAACCTTTATCACATGAGGTTCTTGACAAGAACACGTCTGTAGTAGCGGTTCTGGTTGACGCGAAGGCGTCCAAGTCCTTGAGATTGTCCTTCAGCGAATGGGTTTGCAACGATGCCGTAGCGCGTCTTAAATCCGATTTTGGGCTGGAAGGAGTTCTCACCAACTGCACGTACCATCTGGAGGGGTACATATGGGCAGTAGAAGATACCTGCGTCATAAGGTGAAGAACCCTTATAACCAACAACGTAGTACTGGTTAGCAGCAGAGTTTGCAGAATAGGGATCAATGTAAACTCTGTACTTACCGTTAAGAGTACCAGCGAAAGTGTTGCCGGTGTCGTCAACGTTAAGGTTAGCGTTGAGTGCAGGGGTGTAGTCAAGTACACCAGCCATGGTCAGTGCAGAAGCAACGTCTGCAGAGCACATGATGATGTTGCCCTTTCCTCTACGAGTTCTTTGTGCGATTGCGTTAGCATCGCGCTCAATCTGGAAGATTAGACCCTTGAACTTCTCAACGGACCAACGTCCATTTGAGTCAATGTCAAGGTCAAACTGACCAGCAGTTGCAGTATTGGTGGTAGCACCTTGCTCAGCAACCTTGTAGATGGTTCTGATAACTTCGCGGTTGATTTCAGCAAGAATCTCTGTGGAGAGAATGTTTGCGAGTTCCGCTTCAGCGTTCAGACCATGGATTGCCTTAAGGTCTTGTGCCAGTTCCAATGAGTACTCAGCTTTGAGTGCTCTGGACTTAGCGGTTACAGTGACTTTCTCAATTGAGAATGCCATCTGGTTGAAGGCATCATTACCGGTTCCGCTGAGGTTTTCAGAATCACCAGTGACCATACCCTGACCGACATCATAGCCGGTTGAGTTTGCTGATCCAACAGGGTTGAGTGCGGATGGGTTGCTTCCCGACTGAGCGGTAGTACCCATACCAGCAGTGACATCAGAGAAACCTGCTGTCTCGTCAAATCCTGCATCCTGTCCTGAGAATGCAGTATCTGCTTCATCAAAGAATGCTTCCGTTCCGCTCTGATTGGTATAGCGGGAACGCATTGCGAAGATTAGTCCGGTAGGACCGTTCATTGGTTGAACGCCTGCGAGGTCATAAGCGACCAGGTTAGGCATTGAGCGTCTGATCAGTGAGATCAGAACTGGATCGAAACCTGCGGTAGGACCTGCAGCTGCTGAATCAGCGCCGAATCCTCCGGAGGCACCAGCAGCGTTTCCACTGTTGGTTGGGGTTTCCATGAGGTTTCTCATGGAACCGTGATCAAATGCAGATTGCTCTTTGAGGAATCTTTCTTGGTTTTCTAGCAGTTGAGCGGTTACTGCTCTTCTATGAGAATCTTTGATGCCATCGAGGCCTTGATAGTCTAGAAGAGGTGCCCACTTTTCCTGCAATTGTTCGGAATTGAACATTGCTTTCTCCGTAAATGTTTAGTTTGTTAATTTTAATTTTCAGTTATTTTTAGCAACAGACTGTAATGCTCTCATGTATGAAGCCATGTCTGCGGTATATGAAGGTTCCTCAGAAACTGATTCTACACCCTCAGATAGAGTTTCAGTCTTTGCTACTGTTGAAGTCGCTGTTCTAGTAGGAAAATATGATTCCCTTAGCGTCTTCAGTTTTTCACGATATGCAGTTTCACTTTCAAACTCAACACTTTCTACAAGTGAAGCGAGCTTCTCTTTCTGAGTAGTTGCGAGACCCTCAGAAACGTGATCAAAGATACTATCAGCAACCGACTCTGCAAGACGCTTGTTGAGTGAAATGTTCTTATTAATTTGCTCGTTGAGTTTTGTTTCCATCTCGTCAAGTTTTTCTACCATGCTATGAAGTACATCATATTTCTCTTCAGGGATTGTTACATAATGTTCTTCAAAAAGTCCTCTCATTCCAGAAAGGAATGATTCGGTCATCTCAGTTTTAATGCCATTTTCAATGGCAAGTTTATTCTCGGAGACCCACTCTCCGGAAACATACTCCAGATAGGAATCAACACGCTCAGTCAATTCAGACTTTGCTTCATCAAGACCCTCTTGAAGTTTCGCTTCATACTGCGCTTCAAGAGCTTCTTTGATTTCAACTACTTTTGTTTTCAAAGCAGCTTCAAAGATGGTCTTTGCTTTTTCCCTAAACTCTTCGGAGAGTTCTTCTCCTCCAAGAAGAGCATTAACGTCTTCTTCAACGTCAACCTCATCAGTAACTTCGAGTACTTTTTCGGCGCTCTCTTCTACTACTTCTTCTTCGGTGATTTCTGGCGACTCTTCAATTACTTCTTCTTCTACCTCAGATTCTTCTTTCGCCATCTTAGGCATTGAATCTGCAGGTTTAGATCCTTTCTTGACAATATCAGCAACAGTCTTAAGAGAAGGTTCTCTTAACTTTGCAGAATCATCATCAGGTTTGTAATTTTCCGGAGTAGGACCACCAAGATCCTCAACGCTTGCTAACTGGGTGCCAGGATCTGCCATCTTAGGCATTGGGTCGGCAGATTTTGCTCCAGAATTAACAGCGGTTTTGGATTGTGTGCCCACTGCCGTCTCCATTTCTTGTAGGTTGTCACCAGACATTTGAACTCTCCGTTTTTTCCGTTTTTAACTATATTTATTTATAAATTAAAGATTTGCTAGAAAATTATTAAACAATTCTATTTTTTTCTCTTCAAGCATCTTTTGATCTACTAGGGTATTTATAACATTTTTCATTGCAGCAGCACGTTTTTCGCGAAGGATACCACCTTCCCATACCCATTCCTTTCCTTCCATGATTCCTTCAACAAATGCATCAGGTGCAGAAGGATCTGCTACAATGTCGGCAGCAGTTGCCAACATAAAGTCATCAGCTACAATATTTACACCTTCTTTATTTTGTGTAAGAGAACCAATTCCTCTTGAGGAAACTCCGAGTTTCACTCCCTCAGAGAGTAATGATTCTGCAATCTTACCCATTGGCGTAGAAAGAATTTTTGCCTTTCCAATAAAGTTTGAACCACTTTCTCTAAGTGATACAATTTTATGAGAAACGCGATCTAAGTTTACAGTCGGACCATCTGGATGACCAAGTTCTCCAAGAGCTCTTCCAGCATTAATATAACCTTCATTATATCTTCCAACTTCTCTACGAAGAGTCTCCATCGGATACATCCGACCATTACGGTTCTTGATGTTTCCTTGAAGGAATACACCTTCAATAAAAAGTGATCTCTTACCGTTTTTACCTTCGGTAATAAACACTTTTACGTCTTCGATCTCTTCTCTGATTAGTTTCATTTTACTGATTGATTAATTTTTTGGATTTTTATCTTCCTGCGGAATTGTCAACCTGAGTTCCCTTCATGGTTGATGCACCCCTCAATCCTTGACCAACTTCAAGATGAATTACAATTCCAGTATTAGGTGGAATACTAATAGTTCCTACATTTGCATCATCATCAGAATTACGAACAGTGACATCTCCAGCAGAAGTATTGGTATTGTTTACCCAAACTGCTGTTGATGTTATAAATTTGGTTGTTCCGGTTGCAAGTGCTGTTGAAGTGCCTAGTACTTTCATATTCTTAAGATATCCATATATTTTATTTATGAATCCTCAGTTTCGTCATCAAGATTAAACATCTTAGATGCAATGCCAGATTTCATATTTTGAATTTTATCTGCAGACTTTGCAAACAAAATATCTTTAATCTCGTCACTTACCTGAGATGGACTCTCATCAGAGTAAATTAAATTCATTAAATTTTCCATATTAAAAATTAAGTGATCGTGTCTATTTATATCTCACCACCTTTAGGCAATTTAATCTCTGGTGCTTCAGTTGCAGAACCATCAATTTCAGGTTCTAAAACTGGTTGCCCTAAGTCTCCCATCTCACCACCATCCATAGGCATTGGTGCATTTGGATCTGGGATTATGCCCTCAGAGATTTCTTTCTCAATTAACTCATCCTGTTCAATAATCTCTACGTCAGTTTGACGTAGAATCTTACGACGAACATAATCTTGTGAATAATACTTACCGATATATGGCTCTGCAGTTGCCACAAGATTTAATCTTTCTGTTACAAGTTCTGCTTCTTTTAGTTCCGAGAAATGATTATCGTAAAGGAAGTCATATTGAATATGCTCAACCATTGCATCCCAGTCTTCTGGGGTTACAATATTTTTAAGAATAAGTTGTGATCTTAAGATGTCATTGAACACTTGTGAAAATCTTTTTCTCAAACGTCCAACAAACTTACTGAATTTTACTTCATCTCTAAGAATTTCTGAGGATCTTCCAAGATTAAATCCACCGTCAGACTCCATTCTTGAAGGTGGAATGTTTAGTGACTTGTATAATTTCTTTTTGAAATATTCAATATCGGTAATTTCTCCAAGATTTTGTCCTCCAGGTAGTGTAGAAATTTCAGTTCCACGTCCACCTTCTCTACGTGGCAACCAAAAATCTTCCATCATGGACATGAACTTCTTGTCATCGCGCATTTCGCCAGTATTTGCATCGTAAACTTGCTTGTTACGATAACGCATCATAACGTCACGCAGATATTGTTCTGCTTTTACCTTGGGTAGATTGCCAACATCAATGTAGAAAATTCTACGCTCAGGAGCACGAGACAATCTATAGATGACAAGACTATCTTCAATCATTCTGAGTTGATTGAGTGCCTTGATTGCCTTGTGAAGATAAGAAAGAACCAGTCCCTTATTTCTGTCTACCAGTCCTGAGGTGCAATATGTAATTGAATCTTTAGTTATAGTAATACTCTTTTGTGGAGCTCCACCAAAACTCAAAGAATTTCCTCCAGAGTTTGAAGGTGTTGGTGTGTAGATAAAGAACTCTTCAATTCCAGGAAAATCATACTTTAATGGAGAATCTGGTTGACTTGCCATTAAAGTTGGGGTATTGGACTTTATCTCTGCTCCCTTTTTCATTTTTCTTACATAACGCATCTTTGACGCATCAATGTATCTGAGTTCTTTAATACCTTCTTCTGGTTTCTTTACATCAATAATTTTATGGTAAAACAGTCTACCATCAACATACCAATTGCGATATATCTCATGCGCTTTATTATCAAAGTCAAGCATTTCAAGAATATACTTGAACTCTCCACGAATAATTTTCTTTATACCATCACTAGCATTTAAATTTGATAACTCTATCTGAACGGGACTATCATTTGTATCTGATACAATAGCCTCGTTAACTACATCTTCAATAGCACTATCAACTTCAGGGTGAAGTGCCATCTCCCTATATCTCTTAATGAGATCATTCTCGTTTTTATATATTCCTTCTAGATCTAAATACGATCCATAAAATCCAGCGCCAGATGATGCATAATAATCAACCCCGTCCGCATCATTTTGCGGAACGGGGGATTGAATATTTTTTTGGGGAGTTTCCTCCCCCTCAATTGAAAAACCAAATAATCTAGACATCTATGACAGAACAGAATTCTTACTGTTCTATTTATTAGATTAAATCAGGCGATGGTTTGACCAGACTGATCGTTACCAGGTGATGTCCAGTATTGTACTTGGAATTCAACAGTGAATTCTTCAATGGTATCACCAGTATCATATGACAGATCAATCTGCGATACATTGGTTGGGAAGATGTCGTAGAAGCGATATGTTCTCAGTTTTGGTGATGGTACGTTGCCACCTGCACCGGCAGCATCGGTTCCATCACTAGTTTGTGAGAATCTACCTGCATTGTAACCACGTCCCAACTGATGAACATAAGCATCAGTCATGTACGAAGAAGGATTGGTTGCACCAGAAGCGTTATCAAGTTTACTGATTGCGTTCATCCATGCTTCAAACTGAGATCTCAGTAAGAAGTCTTCATCGTTAATGATGGTTACTGTCCAGGTATCAAAAGTTCTGTCTCCAGCAACTTTTAGAGTACGTCCTCTAAAAGGTACGTCAATTGGAGCGACATTTGATGCTGGCAGAGCAGCAGATTTGCACATAAATCTGAATGTTTCCTGTTCTGCAGATTGCCAAGTTGCAGGATTTTCTGAGTTGAGTGCCGCTGCAGGGAATGCAGGGATATCAACTTCAAAAAGGTTGGGGCGAGCACCGCCGCCCTGTAGTCTGGACTTAAAGTTTGAGATTGTTCTTAAAGCCATTGTTAGGTTCCTCCTGGGTTTTCTAGAAAATTAATATCAAACGCGACCAGCAACTTCATTGAAGCTGATGCCCGTTCTTGTCGCAACGAAAGTTAGTTCAATGTAGTTAATAGACTTAACTGGCTTCAAGAAGATGTCTGCACGGAACTCATTACCATCGATGACATCTGGAGTATTATTTGATTCGTCACAAACAACAAGGAAGTCAAAAAGTCCTCTCTTGGATTGAATATCTCTCAAGAATGGTTCAACAATGTTGACAAAGTTCGCTCTGGTGATCTCATCGTTGAATTCAAAGAGTTGAGCGTTTGCAGCATTCTTAAGTGCGTCTTGTACAAATAGGAACAAGCGACGAACGTTGATTCTATCAAATGCTGATGCATAGTTAAGACCAGTCTTATCTCCAAAGAGCATTACGCCAACACCAGGCTTATTAACCACAGGATTAATTCTTCTTGGATAGAGAAGGTCTCTCTGTGCCTTGGTTGGGTTATATGCAAGTTTCACAGCATTCAGAAGAACACCTCTCTGCTGACCTGCGGGTGAGAACCATGGGAAAGTGTCTCGTACAGTTCTTGCCATAATTCCAGCAATATCAGAGTTGCATGGAATATAACGGAAGGTATCATTGAATCTGTCATACATGTACTTGTATCCAGAGTCAAATACAGCGTAAGATGAAGATGTTACAGGTGAGAAGAAATCAATTACATTTGATGTCTGCTGATCAGCATTTGTTACGTTAACAACTGCAGATCTATGTGGAGAAATGACTGCTAGACAATCAGATCTTGTATCCGCAATTTGGATCAGTTTATTTGCTTTTGCTTGGGACTCTTCCTTATTGGCAAGTCCTGGACCCATAAGTAAGAAATCAACATCAATCTCAGAGTCATCCAAGAACTTATCATAACCGGTCATTAAGGTTCCAAGAGAAGCAGTAAGTGCTGTAGATGCACCGACATTTTCATTACCATCGTAGTTCTTACCACCAGTAAGAGTGTAAGTTACGTTGCCAAGAGAACTATAAGTTACTCCTTGAGCTTTTGAACCCCAGGCTCCATCGGAGATGGATATTTCAGTGAAACTAGTTCCACCAAATGCAACAGATGTTGGACGAGTATTAAACACAGCATCTCCTGCTTGAGATGCATTGTAACCTGCAAATATATAAGCAGAGTTATCTGCAATATAGTTCTTATAGAAAGTTCTTTGTGGTGAGTTTACATTAGAGATAGCATCTGATGCTTTTGAAAGGAAGAGGTGCTTCTCAAGAATTGTTCCTTGGTTACCAGTAATATTACCACTATCATCAACAACTACGATATGCACCGCATCGCCTTTACCACTTCTGGCGAGTGAGAAAGCGTTTGTTGTTGGTTTTGGTGCAATAGTTTTCCAGAACAGTGTTGAGTTATCAAGACCAAGAGTCTGAGTATCATACCAGTCAACAGATGAAGCAGCAGTGAAACCGCCAACATCACCATTACCGCCATTATTTGTGTTGATTCCGGCAGAAGAAACGAATGTTAGATTTGCTCCAGTAATAACAGAAGAATTTGCATTTCCTTCAGCATATGTAATTGCAACCTCGGTTGAACCACCACCAACAGTTTCTACACGAGAAACGATTTTAACGTCAATCTCACTGTTTGCTCCAACGGTATCAGTTCTTACACCAGTAACAATACCCTTAAGGAAACCTGTAAAGGTTTTTGCAATACCAGCACTAGCAACGGAGAGACTGTTAATTCCAACAGTAACACCAAAACCAATTTTAGCACCAATGCCGTATAGGTCAGTTGTTGTAATACCGACTGTTTGGTCTGCAATGTCGTCAATCTGACAAACTTTCAGATTATTTGCCCATGAACCGGGGTCTTTTGCTGCATAAGTGAAATTTGTTGAATTTGAATAAGACTCAGTATAATCATCATAACTCTTAATTTTCAGAGTCGTTGTTGATGCAATTCCAACACCAGCATTTGCACTTCTAAGTCTACCAGCGTCGGCACGAACAACTTTTAGAACACCGCCATATGCAAGATATGATGACGCACTTAACCAATATTCAAAGTGATTACCAACAGATTGTGGTCCACCAAAGACATCAAGAAGTTCTGCTTCAGTCTCAATGGTATATACTTGTTCAATTGGTCCTTTTTCAAAAGGAGCAACAATACCCGCACTAGTTGGGTTTACATTTTCAGCTCTTCCGACTGTTAGGTCAACTTCCCTGACTCTAATACCGGGAGATAATTGAGGAGTCGCCATTCGTTTTTCTCCGTTTCCGTAAATTAACTAGAAATATTTATAGTTTGTATGTTTTTCAGAGGGGAAACACTGCATGAACAACTACCAGTCAGGGTAAATATCTGGTCCATATCTAAGTACAGGATCATATGGTATGTCTGTCTTATCTTTCTTTTTTTTCCTAGACTCAGTTACTCTTTTTATGGTACATATCTTACACTCGTATGAATATGAAGAACTTAAATCTACTCTAGAGCTTCTTATTTTATAAAATCCATCTATAAGATCTTTCACCTCTCCACACGAACGACATTTTCTTTGAGCAAAAAATAAATGCTCCGATGAAAACTGTTGTTCAAGATCCATCACATATAATCCCACATATAAGAACGATCCCCATATTCGTCAGTGTGCCATCTATCACCATTAGAATCTACAAAAGAAGTATCATCTAATCCGTCAGACATGAAACCAAAAGGTGCCATATCTTGTTCAATTTGATTTTTTTGTTCATCATATAATCTCTTTCTAATATCCTGATCGGTCAGTTCTTTGAAATAATCTTGAGCAACCAACCACGCATAAATTACTAGACACATTGCAAGGTCATCATTACAACCTTCCTCAGCTTCAAATGAGTTATTTTTTTGAATAAAGGTAGTTAATTCCGAAATAATTTCATAGTCATTGATAAAAAGTTTATCTTCCTCAATCATTGCTTTGAGATTAAGAGATCCAACCTTCTTTACAGTCTTAGACATTTTCAATCCTAACTGTGTTTTCTTTCCAGAAAAACCTTGACCTACAACTTGCCCTGCTCTACCCCGCATGGAACACATAAGAAGATTCTGATACTCCAAATCGTATTGAATAATTGATGCAACCTGATCACCAACATCATTTACCTCACATAATATAAATGAATTATTATAAGACTTAGCAACTTCCCATATTATATTAGGAAATAACATTGGTTTTATCTCATTATTTCTATATTTTGCTACTACCTTGTGGGGAAAACTAGTTATATCAATAACAGTAAATGCAGAGTAATCATTACCAACACCTCTGGCAACGTCAACTGTCATAATATAATCATGATTTTGTTGTGGATCACAGTGGACATCTAATCCAGCATTTTTCTTTATTGGATTATCATATGCTAATGTTCTTAATTTACTAGGTGCAATTAGAGTATCAACAGATCCTAAGAACTCACACTCAAACTCAACCTTGAACTGTTGGTCTGAAGTGTTTGAAATAGTCTGTCTCTTCCATTCAGCATCTCTACCAGGAACTTCTGACCAATGAACTTCTGTCGGTATATAATCATTATCACCTTTCTCCGAATCATGCCACATACGGTAAAAGTGATTCATACCGTGTGGGGTAGAAACAATTAAGACTTTCGTGCTTTTACCAGAAGATATAGTAGGATAAACAGATGCAAAGAATTGGTCTGCAATATGGTTTGGAATGAATGCGAACTCATCGAGGAAGATGACATTATAGGAACCACCTCGGACAGCACTCGCAGATGTAGAAGCTGCCAATATCTTACTGCCATTTTCTAACTCCAGAGATCCCTTGTTCCATGATATTATACCCTGTTGCATCCATTTGGGTAGGTTCTCGTATGCAAGTTGTAATCTACTGAGAAGATCCCTAGCAGTAGACGCTTTGTTTGCAAGAATAGCAACGTTTACATTATCATTGAATACTGCATAATGAAGTAGATATGATACACACGTCGTAGACTTACCAGTCTGTCGTGGCATCTTACATATGTTAAATCTATGATTATGAAAGTTTCTAATAAGTTTTTCTTGAAACTGATACATGTTAAAGGGAACAAGACCCTCGTCAAGAGAAACAATCTTTACATAGTTCTTTGCAAAATATACAGGATCATCCTTACACTGGATAAACTCCTCAATCTGATTTGCATCAAACTCAATTGGAGTATTTGCTTTTTTTAGATTAGGATTACCAAGATATATTCCTTCACTCATCTAATCATTCTCCAAATATATTAGTCAACTGTTTAGACATTCTATCTCTAAGTTCATTTATCCTTTTTTCATCATACTGTTGAAAGTTTCCTCTCTTCTTAACTTTCTTATAATAATGGAGGGCATTTAAAATAATAGTATAATCCTCCAGAGTCAAGTTGAATTTAAACATTTTACTCTACTAACGTACCATGTGCTCTACGAATCACCCTAAGTGCTTCTAAGTTCATATCCTTAGTACCACCATCATAAGCATGAGCATAACCTTCAGTAATCATCTGTTCATTCAGTGATACTTCTGCGTCTCCAATATATAACCAACCAAGAAGGCGACCGTACTTACCCATACCGCCAACCAATTCAGTTCTGACAGAGAGTTCGTCATCACCAGCAATTGCTCCTTCTAGTTTTTCTTTCATCCAGTTGGTAGCATCTAGTCCCAGAGCCTTCTCCTCAAGATTTCTCGTTCTTTTCTCTGGTGTATCAACTCCTGCAACTCTAACTCTTTCTTTCTTGTATAAATCAAACCCGAGGTCAATAGTGACATCGATAGTATCGCCATCAAGAACACGATTAATCTCCGTGACTCGGAAGTTGTAGCAGGACTTCCTGCTTGGTGGTGTCATTGCTCCCATAATTGATCTCCTTTGATTCTGCTGCGGTTGCTATTCCAATAATTGTGATTGCTGCAGATAGGACTGCTGTTGCACTCCATACCCACTTCTCTAGTTTACGAACTCTATCACGGAGTTCTTCTGTCATCTTTTCAGCATCTTCAATCCTGTGTGTCAGGAGTGCTAGAAGTTGGTCCTGGTCTGCGTCCTTCTGATTGATTTGATCCGCCATCGTCCAATTCATCAAAAGCCATACGCATTATATAGGTGATGTAATACGATACACCTATGAGTAATATTATTATTGAAATAATAACACTCCAAGTTGGATCACTACTATTCTCTAAAGGTCTAAGAAAAAAATTCATTACTTATCTTCAGTATACCAAAAATCTTCCCAATCTTTTCCAGTTGCCTCGTAAATTGGGCATGGTTCTTCCATAAGGAGATCAATTTTTACTCGCATCATCCTAACACGAAGTTCTTTTTCCTGTTCTTCTGTCATTCTCAGTACTCTTATAAAAAAGTATTCTTTAACTTATATATTCTTGTATGAATTTCACCCTTTGATATAATACATTTTGATATTTTACTAATTTTCATCCTTAAGTTTTTCTTCTATACCTTTCTCTAAAATATCAAGTCTTTTCTCCCATGTATCTCCACCATCAATACCCTTCATTGGATTAATACATTGATGATCACCAAGTTTATTGCAAACAAGACCTGCAAGATCTACCTCATTTCCCTTGGTTCCAGTACCAGACCAATAATGTTCACCATTGATCCATATTGCACGACATTTTGGACATTCCTTCCTGCTGAGAGTCAGGTCGGACAGTTCTCTATCGTTGATCATTTTTTAATTTCCTTTTGTTTTTTGTTTTAATTCTTTCAACTCGGGTAATGATGATAGGTTAAGTTGTTTTTTTAACCTACGTGACATAAAATACATTCTTACTCTAATGATTAAAAATCTCAGTTGTAAGTCCAAATAATAAAAAAGACGTATGGTGCTTTCATATCCACCATACACAAGTAGACATGCGATGATAAAAACAGTTAGGTAAAGACCTAATAAGGTAGTTTGCATGAATTAATTCCCATAAAAATAACCTTAGGTTATTAATGTATATAGATGCTACAACATTTATGTCGTAAAGATTAACACTTGACAAGTTAGTATTTCCTAACTATAATATCTTTGTTAAGGTTGATAGGATAGCTATAAGAATAACAAAGATACTCTTAAATCAACACTTCCAACGTCTACGTGCTTTGCATACTGGTTTATCTGGTGTTTTAGAACAATCAATATTGTGCATATCTTGTTGACCTTTTGATCTGGCACAATACGACTTTCTGCGTTTAGAGTCTTTACTACCTGATTTAGGATCACCAGTTACAGCAGTCTTTAATTTTGAATCAGGATTCTCTCTACGATATGCTTTAACAGCAGCAGAACTCATACCATCAGTCTTATCTTTCTTATTTACTTTTTGCCAGTCTTCGTTAGTGACTTGTATTAAAGGTTGCCCTGGTTCAATTTGAGAACCAGAGACATAGTTTACTTTTCCACCAGGATATAATTTTTGTATCTCTACTTCAATTTCCTTTCTAGTAGGCATTGTTGTTTGTGGGAAGAACATCTTTACAGAGAAAGATCTACCTCTCCACGACACAATTATCATTAAGATTTGACCTGTTTTAGATTGAAGTCTTGATGCCTCAGTCATTGCTTCCATATCATATAGCATTTCCCACTCAATATCTTGGGTTGTAGGTTTCAGTGGTTCTGGTTTTACTATGTCATCAATAACTGCGAAGGTATCACCATAAGCATCAGTCAATTCAATATCTTCTTTCTTCATCTTTTCACGTTTTGCCTTTGCTTTAGCAAGTAACCTTGCTTTAGCAGCATTTTGCTCATCCTTTGGAATAGATGTTACAGCACCAACTTTTTGGTCTACATCACCAGGTGCATAACCTTCTTTCTTTACACAATTATTATATGTCTTACCAAACATCTTTTTAGTGCCTTTCTTTTCATATCCTTTCCAGCACTTCTGTCCTTTCTCATTGAGTTCAATTGCACCAATCTCTTCTAGTGCTGCAATCTGTGCTTCTGTAAACCCTTGGAACTCTTCTTTCTTTGATGAGTTGCCCCAATTAGCAGCACCCTTCTTACGACACTTCACAAGGGCACCTGAAGCATATGCACTTGGCCATACAGAATAACGAGACTTGACCTTATGATAACAAGCATCTTTTTTGCCACTACTCGTACCTTTCTTGTCCTTTGCTTCGTTGACTTCCATTTCTTCTTTTTTCAGTTTTCTGGTACTGTCAGTTTTAACGTAAGTTGGTTTTGCAGCACCAGTCTTTGATTGTTGTCCTGGGTCTGCTGCTTTTTTTCTTCTTGCTGCTGATTTTCTTTCTGCCTTACTCATACTTGCTCTCTTTGCTGATGAAACACACTTAGGTGTCCCTTCACCAGGTTCATCACTTGCACAAGTTCCACCAGTCACAACATTAACCCAACCAGATTTACCATCCTTAGATTTGGACTTGCCGAACCAATCGCGAAGACCTTCTTCTGCATAGTAAGAAAGATTTATCTCTATAATACCAGAGTCAGATGCAGCATCCTTAATTTCTTTATCCGATGCATCATTCACCGTGTACTTGTCCCACATCTTAGGACCAAATCCACATTCCCCTCTAGATTCTTTCTTCTTACAGAGACGACAGTATTTCTTCATTGTAATTGACAATTACCCTTTTATTATTTAGCAATCATTGAGTGCCGATCCAACTTGAGAACCAATCTCTGATCCAAGATTTTGTCCAAGTAGTAATGCCCAACCAGATGCTAACCACCCAATATATGGAATAGAGACAACAGCAGGGACTGCAACTCCAGCGGCAATAGCACTACCTGCCATCGCACCTTGTGACCGTGCTCCAGCGTCCGCCACGATGCACTCTACGTCTTTCGCAGACTTTCCCTCTTCACCTGTTGCACCTCCCATATTACGAGTTCCCTCCATGGTGAATTGATCACGACGGAATTCGTTTCTCTTCTCGGTTCCACCACCAAAGAATCCTCTCTTCTCTTTATCTAGTGTCAAAGATTTGGTAGACTCGAGTACTTTAGGGTCATTGGCACGATATTCAATTTCGTAACCGTCCTTACCTGCCTTAATTTTATAAGACGAGTAAGGACCACGGGGGATATTAAATGTTGGTGGTTGCTGTATTGATTGCTGAGGTCTTATCAGATGTCCCAAAACCCCAATATGAGCAATACCAACTACTGCACCAACAGTGTAAATAAACCATTTCATGGGTTTGATCTCCTTTTTTGGTTTAGGTTCTGGATAGTAATCTCCAGGTTGCTCTTTATCGGAGTTTTGGAAGAACTTCATTTTAATCCTCGTCTTCTGCGTTTAACTCAATTACTCTAAGTCTCCAGGAGTCTTTTACGGCATCGATCCAAATAACATTACAAATTCCCTGAATTTCTGAAGTTTCTGATGATAGATCGGTATCCACAAGAGTAGTGGAACCAATTCCTACAGATCCTGGATTGATGATACGACGATGAAATGTTCTAGTAACTTCTACGCCGTCTCTTTCAATAATTGTTGCAGTACGGACCTGAAGTTTTCTGTATGGTCCAACAATCTCAATCTTGTCATTTTCTGTTCTTTCGGTAAGTGCCATTAGGATCGTCCTCCAAACTAAACATGTTTAGGCGTACTATTTATCCTTCCATATAAGTTATACTAAATCTAATGTCTGTTACACCATCACTGCATTCCGACCATTGCACCAGATCATTATTGCTATCACCATCTGATCTCTGATCAATAAGTCTTATATAATCAGTAGCATCTTGAATTGAAGCAACAAGAGTACCTCCACCACCACCGGCAGTGTTATCAATAGCCGAATAATCGACAGCAGCAGTCCATCTTTGGGTGCCACTTAGACTTTTTACAGTATATGGTAAATTTCGTATATACAAGTTTCCAGACTGTCCAGTAGTGGTAAGATTACTTACTGTGATACTTAATGTTACTAATCTTCCAAATTTAGTATATGTTCCTGCGATTGTTCCGGTCGCACCAGATGATGTACCACCAGAAGCAGTATCATGAAATTCAGGAGTCCAGTCCCCTTCTTCATAATCATCAAAAACTTCGCTGACATTTGAACCACCAGATCCATCATCAGTTGCAGAGAAGTCAATACCATTACCAGAAGTAACAACTAAATTTCCCCCAATTGTTAAGTCACCAGTTGATCTATCAGATTTAAGCATAAAAGCTGAATCACTTAAGTTTGGATCTGTACTGATTACGGCATCACCATCCGTGTTAGATCCAAAGCATATATTTCCACCACTAGATTCTAAAGCAATACCAGCATTTACACCTGGTCTAATACCTTTAAATAAGGTTGCCTCATTAGAGTAAACAGTAAATGGGTGAGATGTAGATGTAGATCCAACACCAACTCTAGGATTACTGCCATCATATGTTACCCACAGAGATGGAATACTATTAACCACAAATCCCATTTCGTGAGTATATCCACCATCAATAAATGTGTTAGTATTACCTTTAAAAACCATATGATTTGAGGAATTTACCGAGAACATTGTAGTGTTATTAGTTCGGAAATCAATTCTTCCTCTATCGGTGCCACTTGTATCGGTAATACCTCTTATCTCCGATAAGACAGAGTTATTATTATGCCATTGAATTTGTCCAATTGCCTGACCAGTTCCAGTTCTATATGCATCAAAAGTAAATCTTGTGTAATTATTTCCAGTTGCGGGATACATATTAATTCCAGTTGCATCAGCACCTGATGCAATCACCAAAGATTCACTACCACTATTCTGAGGAGATGTTCCAATTCCCAGTTGGGATGAAACAGATACATCACCCTCAACATCAAGCTCATGTGTTGGATTTGTATTACCAATTCCTAACTTACTACTAATGTAGTTCTTATCCTCATTGCTTGTATAAAATCCATATTTCTCAGACCAAGTTCCTTCAAAAGTTGAATAAAATCCATATCCAGTTCTTGCAATTCCTGCATCACGATCCATTCTACTGTAAACACCATATGCATTATTAAATGTTCCGCCATCATCTTGCAAAACCCATGAATATACACCATAGGAATTATGATACTCTGTAGTATCAGAGTCATTAATGACCATACTCTGAACGCCATATGCATTATTTACTTTCCAGACTGTGCCATCAGTATTATTTCCTGTTTGGAATTGTCCTCTTAGTCCATATGCAGTTTGAACATATCCTGGACTGTCAACTCTTGCTCTAAACCATCCTCCGGTTATCTGAGAAATCTCAGACGTACTTATCCCAGTCTGATCATGAATTGTCAGGTCACCTCTGACACCATAATAAATAATTTTTTTTCCAGTATTACTTGCGTTTGGTGCATTACGAGCATCATAGTCAACAAATAATCCATACTTATTTCTATCTGATGCTATGACATCTTGACTGTTTGAATCTATATCAATAAGAAGTCCATATGTGGTTCCTGGATGTCCATCATTGGAGAGATTATCCAGATTTATAAGAAGACCACTTCTTGTAGAATCACCAGTTCCCACCGACATTTGGTAACTATTACTTCCATCTTCACCAACTTGAACTCTATCTCCCAGATGAATTTCTCTATCAATTACGTCAGTCCTAATACCAACTTTTCCAGTTGAGTCTAAATGTATTCCTAGATTATCATCAACTAATAGATTTAAACTATTTTCTGTTTGAATTTTAAATGGAGCAGTCTCACTATCGGTATCTGGTCCAGTAATAAGTAAGGCTCTGTTATTATTTGTTCCTAAATCTGCTTTAAAGCGTGCAATATCTGTATCTAGACCTCTACCCTCAACCTCTAGAGGAACTGATGGTATTGTTCCAATTCCAAGACGGTGTTGCTGACCATTTATAACCAGAGTTGCTTTAGTTGATGCAGTGCCAACTGGATTTGAATAACCAACATTATACCTAGCACCATTGTCAATCCAATGAGTATATGATGCCAACTCGGCACTTCTAGTAAGTCTAATTCCATATGTAGAGTTATCAGATTCCTGTCTGACTTGTAGACTTGCACTAGGACTTGTGTTAGTCCCTAACCCCAGTTTGCCATATTGATCAAGTACAAGCTTTATGTCTGCTCCTAGTGCGTTGTGGGAACCAGATTCACCATTTGTTCTTATCTTAAAAATATTATCAGTTAATGAATATTTCCAAGCAGATGTGGAATCACTTAAAACCACATTAACAGATGAATCTGTGCTGTGCATAAAAAGTGGATGATCTTTAGGGGTTACTACAGATAAATCTACATTTACAGATCCAACTGTTGTTCCAATTCCAATTGGTCCAGCATTCTCTATCTGCCTGTTGTCATTAATAACAGTTGATCCGGATAATTTAATTGCCATCTTCGTTACTACTAGGCTTGCGTTCTAATATTTATTAGATGGCATAAAAAAACCTCCCGGAGGAGGTTTATTTTCATTCTTTTATAGTTTCTTTAGCAATACTCTTTATTTTATCAATGGTCCAATAACTTGCATTATCTGCAAGATCTTCAATTATTCTCATAGTTCCTTTATTTGGAATTTTGTATATGGACAATAATGAAGAATCTTGAAAATCATCTTCATCTATGTCCAACCATTGAGATTCTGTATAAATTTGAGAAACCGTTTTACTTTCTTTATTGCAAATAACAATCATAATGCAAAATCAAAAAATTATTTATCAGGTTCCTGCCTCAACTGCTCTTGGATATGAAGTATCACCAATACCAGTAAAGGTTGTATTACCAGTATCTAGAATCAGAGCGTTACCATTACCCATCGTGTCAAGATTTGGTGAAAGTGCTGCAGCATTGGAGTGTCTGTTTCCAGAAACGTTATTCCAGTCTGCTAGTGAAATTCTACCAGAACCAAGTGCAACAATCTGAGTTGTTGTTGGAGCAACTCCATCACCTGCAGTAGAATTATTATTATCATAGATGCTAGTTGAATCACCAAAGATATAAATATATCCTTCTCTCTGTACTGCTACACCATAGGTTCCATTAGTGGTGATTCCTACACTAGAGATTCTAATAATTCCACCATCTTGCACTCTTGCACCATTCAGGGTATTTTGTGTAATTGTTAAAGCACTTCCAACAATGGCACCACCGTACTGTGCCAACATGCCACCACCACGATTATTTGCAATTCTTGTTCTAGAAACGTTGATAGTGGAATTGTAAACAGAATAAACACCGGTATAGGAACCATCAATCCAAGCATATTGAGCGGATAGATGACTACCGTAAGTTGCTCTGATTCCAGTCCCTGCGTGGTTGGATACTCTTATTCCCTTTACGTTCATAAACGACCCGGCGTGGCAACCAAGACCATATTGATTATTGGCAACAACAGCCTCATTAGCATTAGCAATTGATTTACTAGATGCAACAACACCCCATCTACCATTACTTAGTACTTTACAACCACCTAATGGAATATATGAACCTCTGATGGAGTATGCTCCAACAACTGTATTACATGTTATATTGATGCCACCACCTCTTGAGATGATTGATCCACCATCTAAAGCAATAACTCCATGATAGAAGTTGAAGACATCAACGTTTTCAAGAATGACTTTTCCGCCAGTTTGCTGTCTAGAGACTGATGTAACTTCTAGCTCGTCTGGAGTTCCATCACCATCGGTGTCAACGTTAGTAAATATAATACTATCCTCAGTTGTTCTAACGCCATTTCTAGTCTTAAGACTTGTCTGACCTGCACCAATGATAGCAAGGTTTTTGAGTGCGTAAGAACTTCCGTTTGGTGCTGCAAGAATACCAGAAGAGTTAAAGAACTTAAGTCTTGAAGTATAGTATGTTTGAATAATACCTTCATTATATGACTTTGCAGCGGCAGTATCTAGAGACCCGTTTGCCATTGGGTTTGGATACGCACCTGCTGGAGATGTGCCATCATAGAGAGTTTCGTAAAGTGATCTTCCAGCACCAACAGTCGCTGGGTTTACTCCATTAGGAACACCTGCTTGGTTATAGTAGTGGTTTCCAGTATCTCCTGGTTTTGTTCCTGAAGTTGAGAATCCCAGAATGGTAATTCCAGTTCCTTCTCCACGCAGTTTGAGAGGTGAGGTAAAGAAGTATTCTCCTGATGCGAGTTGAATTGTGACTGCAACACCAGGACCGATAGTCTTTTTACCTAGGTTATCAATTTCTGCTTGAAGATTAGCTGCTCTTGTGATAGATGTACCACCACCAACTTGGATGATTCGATCTGTATTAATTACTGCTTCGCCGCCGAATTGTGTTGCACTAATGACGCCTGTTACATTCAAATCGCCACTTACAACAATATCGGTTGTTGCCGAACCGATAACTACGTTACCAATAGTTGATGCTCCACTTATATTAACTGATGTAATTGTTGAAGCAAAACTGATACTATCTGAAGTGTCGTCAACACTAACAAAACTGGCAAATTGCGATAATTCTCTATTGTTCGCCATTTTGGAAAATTCTCCGCACTGTATTTCTTATCTTTATCTATTTATCAAATATTTTTTTAGAGTTGACTGAGTTTTTGCTCTAACTGGTCAATTTTAATTTGCTGTTCTTTAACACATTCAATTAGCAAACCAATCAAACCATTGTAGTTTACCGTCTTAGTTTCATCACCACGAACTAAGTCTGGAAGAACCTTTTCAACCTCTTGAGCAACAACACCCATGGATTTTTGTTTTGTTTCTTTCCACTCAAAACTAACACCTCGTATCTTATCTAGTTTACTTAGTGATTTTGATATCTTTCTAACTTTATCTTTTAATTTGATGTCAGATGTTGAATTGAAGTCAACTGCTTTTACATTACCATTAACATCTAGTGCTTCTTCTGGATCATCAGTTCCGATGCCAACCAAACCAGCAGAAGTTATACGAAGTCTATCTGATGTACCATTTGTTCTAAATGATAAAGAGTTGCCTGAATGATCGTAAGTAATAGATCCAGGATTTGCAGATGCTTCATCACCTAATCTAATTTGAGAAACACCCGTACTATTTGCAATTAACTCCAACCTTGCATCTTTTCCAGAGGCAGTTGCTTCAATTTTTACATTAGTATCATTTGTATCGTCAAGAACATGAAGTGGTCCATCTGGATCATCAGTTCCAATACCAACCAGACCAGCAGAAGTTATACGAAGTCTTTCTGATGTGCCGGTGGCACCACTAGCTCTAGTGTGAAATTCTAATCTACCAGGCATATCATTTGCGCCTGGTGTTCCATCTACATAAGCTTCAATGCGAGCTGCTCTTTCGTATTGGATCCCATCATGTGCCTTGAAGTGAAGATTTCCAATGTTATCCTCATTTTGAACTATAGCTGGCGTTGATCCACCTCTTGCTTTTAAGTAGTTGGTAAATGGTCCAAAAACTACCTCTTTAGATGTCTCTAGGTTGACATAGCCAAGTAAATCATCATTTTTAATTGTTAAACCTCCACCCGTTATGCGAAGACGGTCATCATCTGGATTATCAGTTCCAATACCAATATTTCCTAGAAAGTGTGCATCACCATCAAAACCGATTTGTGAAGTTGGATCACTAGTTCCTGTAGTATATCCTTTCCATATGAAACCACTACTTCTACTGGCATGGATAAAACCAGCGGATCGCATCCGTATACCCGATTCCGATCCATTTGCTGCATCTCCACCACAGTAGATATCTCCACTTGGTACATCGACATTAGTTGTTGCTCTGATCGTACCTTGAACTTGTAACTTTGCAACTGGTTTATCTGTCCCTATTCCAACATTTCCACTGTTGTTATTGTAGATACTAGAACCAACAGAAGTCCATCTGTTTATACCATCAACTACTCCAGCATTAATACCTTCATAAGCAATAAAATCAACGTTGTCTGTAGTTGACAAGGAGGTTGATATTGAAACTAAGGTTCCATTGGTTGCAGTAAAATCGGAACCAGATAGTAGAACACCATTGAGATAAACATCAATAAAACCTACCTGATAAGATACAGTAAAGTCTGTTTGATCCTGAGTTGGAGTTACATTAGTTACAGTTCTTGAAAGTGCAGTGGTTGCGTTGATGTTGATTGTGGATATTCCAGAAGATGGAACAGTAACATTTCCTACTGCAGTTCCTTCAAAACTAAACGCAGTAACGCCAGATCCAACATAACCACCAGATGTTTGAACACCAACTGCGGCATCTGCAGTAATACCGGTTAGATTTGAACCATCACCATAGAAAGAAGTTGCGGTAATAACACCAGTAGATCTTACATTACCTACAATATGAAGTTTTTCGGTAATATCATCAGTTCCAATACCAACATCACCACCATCATAATAAATGGAGTGTTCTCCACCTGATACAAAATTTTCCGACCAAGGATTTATTGTGCGTACAGTTGTTGCAATTCCTACGCCACTAGTATCCTGTCTTACAAAAAGTTTACCATCATAGGTGTTTAATGCTATCTCTCCTAGAGGTAAATTTGCGAGAGTAGGTCTTTTGCCAGCAACTGCCGACCTTTTTAGTTTGATTATTGGGGATGCCATTGTTTAATCGTTATATAACGTCAAATGAAGCGATATATATCGCCATTTATAGAGTTATTTATTTTCAGAAAAAACCACCATCATCGGTTATTGTTGATTCCTCAGGTGAGTTATCTATTATCGGTTCTACTTTTATTTCTACTTTAGGTTTATTATTGTCTACGCTTTTTGATTTTGATATGCGTTTTTTTGGTTTTGGCCCACTAATTGCATCAACAACCTCATCTTTCATGATTGATAAATCGGAAATGACAGTCATAGCATGACTTGATTGACCTTCAAGATCTTTCATACGTTCATCAAGGATCATCAGTCTATTAGTTCCACTTTCTATGGATGAAAGTTTATTCAAGACTTCTTTATGTTGTGAGTAAAACTCTTCATACTTACTCATATTCTCTAATTTGGCATCTTTTTGGGTAAGAGTATTCTCCATTACTTTCAATTTTTCTGAAAGGTAATGGAGTTTTGATTCAAGACCTATGTTAAGGTTTACTACCTCGGAGTATTTTTTCTGATATACTGCTACACAAGTTTTTAACTCAAGAATCTGATCTTCCATAATAAAAATTCAATTTTTACTATTTATCAGAATGATCCAGCATCAACTGTAATATTTTGAAGAATTCTTTCTCCACCACTATAAGTTATAACCAGAGAATCGCCAGCATCATCGTTAACATTCAAGGATCCAATCTTCATGTTTCCACTAACTGTTGCTGCTCCAGAAACATTAACGTCAATAGCATCCAGTAATCCATTGACATCAACAGTTGAAGAGAATGTTGATACTCCAGTGACATTTAGACCACCAGCACCAATTATCAGTCCCCCACCACCATAGGTTAGATTTGTACTGTCATCTAGAGCACCACTTGCCCCTGCAAGAACAACTCTACCCGAGGTTAGATCACTAATAGTCGCTGACGATATTGTGGTTTCTCCACCAGAAATATCTGCGCCACCATTGATATCTAATGCACCCGCAACTGTTAATGCGGCACCTACAGTTACATCATCAGGTAATCCAACAGTAACAGTTTGTCCAGACGCTAATGTTACAATCTCATTCGCAGTTCCCGCAATTGTCAATGATTGACTATCAAGGTCTACTGCTCCAGTACCACTATCACCTGCAACATCAAGATCTTGTGCAGATATTTGAGTGTCAACATATGCCTTAATTGACTGTTGGGTTGCTAGTGCATCATCCCTATCGGAGTTAAGATTATCTTCATCAAGAATAGTTGCTACTGCAACACCATCAACCAGAGATAGGGATGCGATTGTTGCTGCAACAGAAACATTGACAGCATCTAGTTCTGCAAGTCCATCAACATATAAATTTCTCCATTGTTGATCACTTCTACCAAGATCATAAGTATCATCAACACTTGGTGAGAAGTTTTGATTTACTTCCCACGAATCTGTATCATTCTGCCAAAGAATGTTGTAATTATTAGCACCATAAACTTCAATACCAGCACCATCAGCTGTTGAATCTGATGGACTTGAAGTTGATCCAATACCAATTTTTTTATCCTCAACGTCTAATCGTTGAGTATTGATAATTGTTTCTGATCCCTCAACGAGGAAGTCACCATTAATTGTTAGGTTTCCAGAGATTGTTACATTATCTGGAAGACCAATTTGAACTTGATTATCACTTACTGAGGTCTCAATTTCATTGGATGTACCAGCAAAATTTAGTGTCTCTCCAGTATTTACAGTATCATTTGATCCAGAGTCTGCTGAGATTGAAAATGAACTAACAACCGCTGCCCAAGATAGATCACCAGATCCATTTGTTTTTAAGAAGAAATTGTTAGTCGGTGATGCTGGGAATGTATAAGTTATATCTGATGCTAAGTTTGCTGGTGCAGCAAAAGAAACTGAGTTAGTTCCATTAGCAGTTGCTTCATATACTTTAACTGCCCCACCAGTTGCTGCAGTTTCGGTAGTCCAAAATCTTCCGCTACCAATAAGTTTATTACCTTGAGCACTTCCAACGTAAAAATCATGAAAATCTGTAGTAAACCCTGGTTCACCACTATTCAATACTGGAAGGTTTGATAATAAACCCCGTTTAAATTTTAATGTAGGTGCAGGCATTTATCTCAAGCAATGCTTTTCTATAATATATTTATCTTATCAAAATGTTCCCATATCCATGTCTGCATCAATAGTAGCTACTCCGGATGCAATTGCTGCATTAAATCCTTCATTGAAGTTAATAGTTGCAGCAGTGCCAACAAGAGAAGACTCGTTTCGTATTACTATTCCACTTCCAGATGCAACAATTCCCGTTAAACCAGAACCATCACCAACAAATTGTGTTGCGGTTACTATACCAGTCGCAGTAATTTCTTTAAAATGAGATGTTCCTAAAGTATCAATACCAACAACATTTGCATTGGAACTGGACACTGTAGTTCCAATAAATTTTCCAGTTGAAGAGTTGTAAGCAAGAACTTGTCCGTTTGTCTTTACAGAATTTCTATCAACATCATCCAAGAACTCTAGACGAACTTCACCACCACCACCTTGTGCGGAAATATCTCTGAGACCTTGATATAAAAGATTTCTTAGATCTTTTACTTCTTTCTTGAGACTTTCAATCTCTGTATCTTTTTCTTCTACTATATCATCGTCTTTAATGATTGTTTTTAGTGTCTCTAATACTTGAGAAACCGTAGCATTTTTTTCATCTTTCTCCTCGGATTCTTCTTCTATCTCTTCTTGCTCGGTGACTTGCTCGGTCTCTTCAGGTTCTTCTATTACGGCAAGTTCTTCCTCTATTATAACCTCTTCAGGTTCCTCACGAATCTCTATAATTTCTTCTTTTATTTCAGATGGTTGAGTAAATAACCAACTTTCAAATGCTTTAATTTCTTCTTGTTCTTTTCTTTTCTTTTCTTTCTCGTGTTTTTTTAATGTTGCAAGTTCGTCAAAAAGATTATTAACCTCAACTTTTACCTTGGGTTCTTTCTCTACTTTTTTAACTATAATTTGTTTTTTCTTTACCGCCTTTGTTTGTTTTGATACTTTATCTAACTCCAATAAAACACTTCCCAAATCACCAATAAGTGACTGAACTTCTTCATTCTGTTTTTTCTTCTCACCACCTATTAGTGAGAAGAAATCACCTAGATCTGATAAATTTTCATTTTCCATTCTAGGCATTGTTTTTATCGGTTAATCCTTTTTTCAGTAATTTTTGCAGTTCTGCTGTAGAACCAACAAACAAAGCATTTGTAACATTCTGTGGACCTTTTGGTGTTTCTTCCGCTTCAAGATCTTTCATCTTCTTTTGAAGATCTATCAACTTATCAGTTGCATCAGAAACGTTTTTTATCAATTGGCCAGCAACTTCATAAGCTCTTGGAGTTTCACTTTCTTGTGCCAGTTCCAGTATACTATTTATTGCCTCTTGACCTTTTTCAATAATAGAGTATAAATTTCCTCTTGTATATTCATAGTCCTTTCTAACATCACCATTATCTGATGCAATCGCCTTGAGTTCTTTTGATACATTTTCTGGCGTAACTATTTCACTAGTCACATCAAATGCATCACTCAAGTCTTTGTATTTTTCATTGTTAGTATTCATAATCAAATATCCATATTTTGAGATGGACTAAACTCTTTAAAGTCCTGGAAGAAGGATACAGTCTCATTAAATCCAAAGTCATCTCCAATCTCAATTAGAGCATTGTCTGCTTCAGTAATTAATTTGACACCAGAACCACGAACGTGATTTTCTGCAGTAGTATTGTCTTGTGCTCTAGTAACGGTTAACTTATTACTATTAATAGCAGTAACATACATTTCTTCTTTGTTAATATAAATGTATGTTTTTGTAGTGATAGAACTTGCGTTGTCAACGTTAATATATTTTTCATCAGGACTAATGTCCTCAGCAAGAGTTGTGACAATATCATTATTGTAATCTTTGGTTGCTCTTGGTGTGACGGTATATCTCATCTCCCTCTTAGGAGTTTCCATACCAGTCATAGTATCAACAGTAGCCTTCTTAATAATCTTACTATCTTGAACAGGACCGAACAGATGTGTTTTCGCTGTGAATGCTAAGGTATATACAAGTGCTCTTCTAGAAGTGTAATCTCCTTCATATTGATCATCCATTGATATTCCTTCTAATTGAACTGGAATATCTCTTTTTTCTTTTATAGTATCTACTAATGTTATAGTTAAGTTATATGCTGGTTGAAAATAAGGTAGAATTTGCTCAATAATTTGCAGAGCATCCTCATTCGTCTTTGACATGATTGATAACTCAAATCTCATATTATATGGGACTGGCATATAAGTCTTTTTTTGAGTTGTCTTACTTCCTTCTTCCTTTGTAATAAAAGACTTTGTTGATGTGGTCTTTCTGGTTGGGTCGTAGGACAATCCAGTCATTTCAAATGACAATCTCGGAAGAGACAGTTGAACTGATTTATTCAGATCTGGTGATTGCTCAAGTCTTGCCAAAAACTTCTGAGATGGTCCATATGCCAACGGCACCTTCATAACACTGAAAGTATTATCACTACCATCTCTATGTTTTATATTGATATTGTTAAAAAGAGTGCCGAAACCAATGACAGACTTTCTAAAAATTTCGTGATAAAAATATTCAAACATGGTATCGTGTTGCTTTAATATACTAACTATTTAACAACTTTCTTAATTATGGTTCTCCAAATGGATTTCTCCTGGTAAAGTCTAATATACCATCAGCTTCAGTTTGGATCGCAATATTTTCAGCATAAGTATCTACTTGATCTTGCTGATCATCTTGTGTGTTAGAGAATGCATATGATGCGTTTGACTCAGATCCAATAATAGGTTCACCACTAATAAATGAACCACTAATGATACTAATCTGAAGAGACTTGGTAGATCCATCCCATTTTTTGACTCTGGCAGTTGTTCCGGAGGTTCCTCCAGTAATAATCTCGTTATATTTGTAATTTCCTGTTCCAAGAGTATTTGGAGCAGCAAAGGAAATTGATGGTGGGAGAGTATATCCGACACCAGCATTGGTAATGTAAATTGTAGATACTGAGTTGTCAGATAGAACTGAATAACCAGTCGCTGTAGTTCCCCCGCCTGGTGCTGCAGAAAAGGTAACTAAAGGATTTGTTGTATATCCTGTTCCACCACTAGTTACCGTTATGATGCCAATTGTTCCAGTGGTTCCGATTCCAGATGTCGCAATTGCACCTGAACCAGAAGTACTTATGAAATTGATTCCAGGAGGCGTAGAATATCCGTAACCAGGGTTCAGTATAACAATAGAACTAACACCCATTCCAAGGTTGTTAAACGCTATTGCAGACGCCGTAGAACCCCCATTGGGGGCAGATGATATTGATACAGTAGGACTTGATTCAGTATAGTTGTATCCATCATCAATCAGACGAATATATTGTAGACCACCATCATTTATAGTTGTAACTGCTGTAGCAGTAGATCCAACACCAACCAGAGTTAGAGTCTGGATGTAACCATGCTCTTGAATATTGTCATCAATTACTTCAATATCAGTATCAATTACCTCATCCTCATAACGGAAGAGTTCACATCTTAGTTCATAGACATAGTTCTTTTGTAACTGATAAAAAGGTTGTTCATGCTCAACGAATTTAATTTCAAACAATCTATCACCCAAAGGAAAATAGATTAAATCTCCTTCTTTTGGTCTAGTTGATAACTCAATGTTTGCAGTATCTTTTATCAAGGGGGAAATGTAATTTTCAAATCTTTCTTTTGATATAATTAGTGTTAAATCATCAATTGGTTGAATACCAAATTTTGATAATATAGTTCCCTGACCCTCATATCCATCGTAAGTATTAACATATGCCTCTATGGGATATGCATCGTCAAACTCTGATTGTATTACTTCACGAATTACGGTGTTTTTTGTTATATATTTTCTTGGAATATAATGCACCTCAACTCCATACATGCGGAGTTGTTCATTAATTAAACTTTGAACTAAACTTTGCTCAGTACTTGTTCCCTGAGAGAAAAAAGGATTAAGTGCCATATCATCCAATCATATCTAATGGTGGTAACTCATAATAACTACTCATCTTATCCAAAATAGCATCAAGTTCTCTTTGACCATCATCATACATTTGTCTACCATTTAATTCAACTCCACCTGGAAGTCTCACACCCTGGAACTTGATTAAGTTTTGACCCCACTGTCTCTTAACCAAGGCAGTTAAATATGGTTTTAAGAAAGAATCATTCCAAACTTGAGTATATGTATTTGGATCTAGAACTCTCCAACAATCAATGATAATATAATCACCAACGTTCACACTTTTCCAATCTATATCAAGGTACAATCTATCTTGTCTTTTATTAAATCTTATTTGTTTATGTGTTGTTAATAAGAAGTCAATAGTCTCCAAGTAACTTTTTGTCATAGAGTATGTCAACAGTTCTGTGGAACCCCAATAATAAATGTCATTTAAGAACATTTGATACTTAACGCCGAACATATTATTAGTAGCAGCGTTTGATCCATCAAACTTGAGTAACTTATTAACACCAACCACAGTCGGTGGAATAGCAATATAATTACTATTCTCATTATATGAGAAAGTTTTTGTTTCTCCGATAATAGATGCTGATACAGTATCTGTGGTTAATCCAACAACAGATTCATTTGGGTTTGGTGCTCTCCCTCTATCAATATCTTCTTGCGTAATCTTATACTTTAGATACGTTTGGACAACACCATCAAAGTGTCGTTCTTGAAAAAATTGAACAGCATCATCTACAAGATCTTCTATCTGCTCATCTGCGACGTTGATCTCTAAAACTGGCGCTCCCAGTTTTCTCTTCACATATTCAATTAATTCTCCTCTTGATGCTGGTTGCGCCATGATTAGAATATTCCTTTTAACTATTTATTACTCTACTATTATTGTCCCTTCTGCTAATCTTGCAATGTAAGTGTCTGAGTCAGTGTCTGCAGATGTTTTTGATTCAACTATCATTACAATATCATAGTAGTATTTTCCTGGACTTAACTTAGATGTCTCTGTGTCACTGAGAGTTAATTTGATCACTCCACTAGAAGAATTTGAAAGACTTGATGTAAAAGTTGCAGCAAAAGAAACTGACTCTGGATATTGTTTAATTTTAGATGTTATCACTGATGATGAAAAACCACTGAAATCTATCGCTCTTTTTGTAAATCTATCAGTAACTGTAAAAAGTTGCTGATAATCAACACCTCTCGGTATCACTAGATTTTCGGTGATTGTTTTATGATCGTGAAGTTTTATTAATGCCATTAGAGTATACCTGTAAATGGTTCTATCCAGTCTTCAGCACCATTGGACTCTATTCTAACGGTGATATTTGATGCTGTACAACTAGAAAGGAATCTATTATATGATTCCTGAACTGTGGCAAGAGTCATAGATCCCGACTGATCTATGAAAAGAGCGACTCTACTATCGGTTCCAGTCACCAATCCAACTAAACCAAACCAATCAGATGATGCAGTAGAAATTCCATTATCTCTTGTAACACCCTTTACTTGAATTGATGTACCAAATCCACTATCATAGTTTGATGGTACACTTAGAATGCTATTAATGCCTGACGACACAATTCCAGTATTGGTTGGTTGGAGTAAATAGTGCAATCTATCAGGCCAACTTGATCTAAAGTTTACCCACTTGTTATAAAATTGATCTGTAGAGAAGTTACTTGCCTCATCAATGACTGCTATACATTTTATATTCTGTCCCGCTTCAACTTGAGTTATTCCAACATTAACTTCAATATTTCCACTAAGAATTCTTCTTTTGTATCCAGAAGATACTTCTGTGGCTACAACTTCATATTCATATCTTGGTGAGTTTGTATCAAAATTTGTAGTAAGACCCGAATTTATACGAACTGTCAAGATTCCTGAAGATGTATTTGACGTATCAAATCCAACATTAAAGGTATCTGAAGCAGTTGATGATGAACCAACATGCTTCCTTATAGTTCCAGTAAATCCGTATCCACTCACATTAAATGCAGTATTTCCACTACCAACTAATTTAGTTCCAATAACAGTATCTGCATATTGATCAACATCAATATTGACTCTTTTTGTTGAACCTATTCTATCAAAAGGTATTCGTATTAAACCCATTTGTTACTCCATCTTTTCTATAAAAGATTTAAGAAGATTTTTTATCTCACCAAGATCATTTTTAATATCATTGACTTCACTCTCCAAATTATCAACACGATTAGTTTCTTTTTGTTTTTGTTTTTTCAGGAGCATGTATTTTTCATATTCCTGTTTAGAATCATTTACTATCGCATTACTCTTCTGATCTCTAAGAAGAGTGTTGTTATCTTTCACTCTAAGATATTCATTCATCATGCTAGCGCAATTGCTCTCATATTTTTAATTTTGGGAACATATGCTTGATTTGTAGATGTCATAACAATCTTGACTCTAAAATATTTAAATTCTGGAAGATTGTTTGCAGTAAACTCATAATTTGAATAACTCTCATTATTAGATACTGATTGGTTGACATAATTCTTATCAAGATGTCTATCAGGTAAACCACTATTAAGAGTGGTATCTATGATTTCTTGATCAGGACTCAAGTTCATATGACCTGGGAATGGAATAAAGACTGGATCATTAGATTCGTCATTATCAATTGAGTAGAAAGATCTAATGTCCGAGAAGTTATTAATATGTGCCATCATATAGAGTTTCAAAGAACTTGCGGGATTCTTCAATCTGATAACCTTTGTCACATATTGACATGCTGAAGGGTCATCAAACATAGTTTTAACTGTAGAATCAAGAACAAAGTCCTCAATTTCACTATTAATTCTATTGGATGAGGTTATTAAGTTAACTCTCGTCAAGTCAATCATTGGTGATAATTTACTATTGTTTGATGCCATATTGCACAACATAGTAAATGACTTATTACCTGGCAATGTAGTCAGGAGATTCTTCTCATTGATCTTGGATGCAATGAGTCTTGGTGACGATAGATAATTAGTTTGATTTAAGTTGATAGATTCAAATCCTTGATCCAAGAAAGAAACTTCAGATCCACTGACACTTGTTCCAGAAACTGTTCTTATAGAGGAATCTATACTTGTAAGTGTAGGAACAAAGTTTTGTACATTAGGTGTTATCGCTTCAAACTGAATATTTTGTGTTACTCTAATGTTTCTTCCACCACCACTAACTGTGGAGTTGAAGTATAGTGGTATAAGTGTACTTTGTGAAGAACTTCTATTGGTTCCATAATCAATATCAGAGTTATCAATGGTTATATTGTAATAATCTAATCCGATTGTACTAGAATCATCAAGTTTATGAGTCTTGTTTATTCTACGCAAAGAAAGACCATTAAATTCATATTTGTAGATTAAATCCCCACTGCTTATAGACTTCTTGACTGTTGAATCAATTCCTCTAGTGATAGTGGTTAATTTTCCTTGATCTACACCTTCATATTTGATAACTTCTCCATTGACTAGAGCATATCCAGGATTAGAAGTTGAAACTATTATATTCTCAAATTTTTCAAACTCAGTTAGATCATCAATAGCAATCTGACCATTAAAGTCCTTATCATATGATACTGTCAATCTTGATGATGCTGAGTTTGGAGATACGTCACTTATACTTACAAAGTTTACAGTAGAGTGCATTCCATGATTCTTATGATTAACTCTAAGAGTTAATCCATCAGTTACTTCATCAAAACCGCTTCTTAGGTATAATCCATTTCCACTAATATTAGTTATAGATGATGCTAAACCAGTAGAAGTATACTTAAATATTGTGTTTGCAATACCTGCAGAGAAATTACCTTGAACATTTTCAAGTATAATTTGATTAACTGCTGAGATTGTTTCAACAGATAGTCTTAAATTAGTTCCCAAACCTTTTGTTCCAAGTTCTGCACTTAAGACATCACCAACTTCATATCCAAATCCACCAGAGGTAATAACTGCGGATTCAATAGATCCATTAGATACCGTTATAGTTGCAACTGCACTCTTACCTGTTCCCGTTGTGGAACTTAAAGGAACATCTCCGTAAGTTCTTCTTCCTGCAGAAGGTTCATATCCAATTCCACCATTAGTAATTTTCAGTCTACCTACACTTCCTACAGATCCAACATAGTCTCCATTTGCTCCAGTAGTAAGTTGAACTATGCTATTACCAAGAATTAAGTTGGTATCGGATAGTGCCGATGATAAATTAACTCTTAGTTTCTTGGAGTTGGATTGAATAGGATCTGTTAATAGACGTGATATGTGACCATTTCCCTCAGACAATGATGGATTGTAGAAAGAAACATTTCCAGAATCAACAAAGTTTGCTCTGTATAACTTGAAGGTCAAATCTTCATAAGCACTTGGTTGCCAATTTGCGGCATTTTGTGACTTGAAGAGAGATCCAAGAATTTGTTGTGTTGAGACAAGTATCCTGGAAGAAGATCCTACATTAGATTTAACATCAAATTCACCCAATCTTGATGTCCATACCGAGTAATTATTTGAGTTTGATGTGAGTACAATTGCATACTCTCTATTTCCATCTAAGAATGCAGGTGATGAGAACTCAAAATGTGTTGCAACACTCGCATTAAGTGAAGTAGATACTTCAGATGGAATTAAAGTAACCTCAGTAAATGGCACAATAACATTAGATGGTCTGTTTACATCAACAGTTCTTATTTGACATGTGATTGGAAGTTCACTATCCTTTTCTTCAAAAAATACATCCAGTCCAGTCACGAATACACCAGTTTCATCATCAACAGTAAATGTTTGTGCTAGAGGATCTAGATATCTTCCTTGGAAAGAAGACTCGTCAGAATCCTTGAATGTTAGTTTGTCAACTTTTCTAGTATTCTTGACAGATGAAACATCATCCTTAATAATCTGAACAGATCCTGAAGAGTAGAATCTTCCTTCGGATAGAGTATTGACGACTTCTATTGAAGAACTGTTTTGATCACTATTTGTGAGTTTGAACACCTTGTCTCCAGACTCAAACTTGGGATGTACTCCTACATTTGGATCTGGAATGAAGAATGATCCAGCAACTTCGCCATACTTGTCATTAATTAGTCTTACATCTTGTACAACTGCCTCTGCCCCACTTGTTTCTCCATATAATCTCATTTGTCTCTTAATGAAACCAAAATATTCTCCTTGAGGTTCATTTGCTAACGAGAACGTATCAACGTTTACGATAGTTGATGTTGAAGAATATGCAGCAGGCACTGTTAGAGTGCTATTATATGGATTATCTTCATAAATTTTTGTCGGGTTGTTATAAGGACCAACTTTATGATTTGGTACTGCTGCTCTGAAAGTTATCTTTGGATTTGCGCCATATGAAACATCACTATAGTCAAGACCAGGAACATATCCAGAAATAGTTTCTCCAACAGTAAATTTGCCAGAAACCATTGTAACTTCAATAAGTTTTGGTACAATAAACTCATTAACGTCAACACCATCAAAGAATGCATACATTCTTGTGCTTGGTTTTAATTTATCAGACTTAAATTTTACGTTACGAGATCTTACATACGATGTAATGTCATCAGATACAACTTTTTCCCCTGCCTCATTGGTATTGAACTCTTGAGTTGCAATACTTTGTGTTGTTGAAGTATCATTATCGGAGGTAATTGATTCTATAGTATATCCACTTCCAGTTCTCTCCAATCCAACCCATCTGATGTCACCATTGTTTGATGATCTGTCATCAGTGTTGAAGAATCTAGGATAAACTGATTTCTGATCAGCTTGTGTAGAATTGCCCAGCATTTTGGAGTTTCCACTCCATAAAATGTTCCAAGATTCCCAGATAGATGGAATAAATCCATTCTGAGCATTGTATCCTTCAGATCTTGCAAATTTATCTATTGATGATGTAAAGTTTCCACTAACACTAAGGTTGGATGGAGTTACTCTTACAGTGTCAACCCATGTATCAGAATCGGGTGATAGTTCAACAATTCCTTCCCAGAAATTTACTAAGTATGGGGAAACTTTTTCTGTTCTTGTTGCAAATGTCTGTGATAACCACTCAACTTTTTCATAGTTAAGACTTAGAATATCGCCAGTTTTGACTACATTTGTTCCCTTGATATCATTAACAAAATTGAGGTCAACATATGGATTTGATGTTTGTCCTGCACCAATTACTGAGTCTGAACCGAGAAGTAGATCAACAGAAGTTGTATAGTGAGAAGGTCTCATTTCTCCATAATTGGGATTAATTGAGTTCTTAACACCAATTCTTTCATCTTGATTTGTTGAATTTTTGAAGTTATCTACCAAGAATCCAGACTTAAATCTATTCAAACCAGACTTGTCAGATATAAAAAGATTTGCAGTATCCGATTCAAGCATTGAGAGGGTTGTAAATCTCTCAAGATCCGTGATTCTACCCTCAAGTCTGGAGATATCTCTCATTGTATATCTCTTATACTTCTTCTGGATAATTGAGCAATTATCTACACTGTATAAGAAAGGGGGTATAAAAATTTCTCCAACTTCAATTGAGTCTTCTACCTGTTCTGGTGGAGTAGGATTCTCAGATGATACGCCTTTAACAATCTTAAAGAGACCATTCTTATTTAAGAAAATCTTATCAATTCTGGGTAGATAGAAACTATAATCCAAATTAATAGATTCATCTGGTGCAATAATATTTTTTGCACTGTTTCCACTTTGGGTGAAGTTTCTGCCGTAGAATTCAAATGGTGATCTAGAACCTTCAATTGTAGTATAGTCAGATACTCTTGGTCTAATGTCAATTATATCGCTAGTACGAGCATCATTGTAATACTCAACTTCTTTTTCATAATCAAAGTCTTGATATGAGTTGATTGTTGTTATATCACCATCATCATTTGCATCATAGAATCCACTTTTGAAGTATACTTTTACCTTTCTAGTTGGCGCGTTCTTACCTGGTTGTCTGACAAGTCTTCCATAGTCGTAGAAAGTATCTCTCTGACCATTATCTAGAGTAAATGATTGGGTTATATCTTTTCCATGAGGGGATACTAAAGAAATAATAGATTCAATTCCAGACTCATCAAAGACAATCTTCTCGGAAGTTGAGAATGTATTATTGTTTAAATATACAAATTCAATTACTTGATCATCACGTCTTTCAACAAATACACCTTTTGCATTGCTAGTAGTGCCAGTAAAGGTTTCTCCTAATATTAAGTCAATAGTAGTTGTATTTGATCCAGTTAATGATGATAAGGTCAATCTTGGCGAACTTGGATCCTCGTTTTTAAATGCTTCAAATACTCCATAAACTTCAATTACATCTGGAGTATTGAGTGAAATTTCATTATCCTGAACTCGTGTCCCATATGGGAAAGTGCCATATGCCAAACCATCATTAAGTGTAGTTGTTCCTATTCCGGAAGAAGAATTTGCAGACTTTGAAATTACTAAACTAGATGATTTTCTGTTTTTCTTTGACTTTGACTTAATATTAATCTTCTTCAGTGTCGTAATAAATCTAGCCTGACCATTTTTTTCAAGTCCGTTTATGGTCAGTCTAGTTCCACCTGCAGAGAACACAAACATGTCCTTTCTTAAAGGTTGAACTTTTCCATCAAGAAAGGTTAATACATATCTCTCTTCATCATAGGGCAAGAATGTCTCATTTGCTCCCGCAAAAATGGTGTTTGTTGAGTTTGATGTAATAGTTATATCATATTGTTTCTTAATTGTGAGTTGTGATGAAGATAAATTTATTTCTGAAATATTTCTTCTTGGTAGAGGTGTGAATAATGTATTATCAGAAGATGGTGGTATTTTTGTTCTTAATGACTGTAAGTCAGATACAGTTATTGCTCTTGTAGGTAGAGAACCTTCATTAACACCTACAACTGATGTAACACCTTTTATCGTTACAATTGTAAAATCACCATTGGTATCAATATCAGTAATTTCTGCAAATGATCTATTATTAATTCCTGCAAATGGTGTTACAAATGCCGATGTTGAATAGTTATATGTCTGAACAATATCTCCCACAAACAGAGGTTCGTAAAACACTATAGTTTGACCATTATTTGCATTATAGTTTGATGGGTCAATCTTGACGCCATTCAAGTAAACATCTAAGAATCCTAGTGAATAGTTGAAATTGACCTCCGTTTGCCCTTCTAACGCAGTTACAGTGCTTGTACCATAAGACTCTCTGTCAAACAAGTTAATTTCAATGTGATCACCAGCAAATAATGGATAATCCAAGACATAGGATAAATCTGATCTAGTCAATGCATAATCATTTTTTGTCAGTTTTATACCATCAATAAAAACTTCAAAATCTCTAGTTGAATTTGGTAGAGAGAATTGATCTTGAGATTCCGAGGTAATATTACTTCTCACTATATTTCTAATTCCTGATGGATATGCAACGATTTCTATAACATCACCAATTCTTGATGGTTTTATGAAATCAATAGATGATCCACTGGATGAGTTATACTCCTCTGATTCTAACTTTACGCCATTGTAAAAAACTTCAACACTACCTGGAGTGTATGTTGCAACAAATGAAGTTTGAAGACCAACAGCAGTATATGTCGTAGCAGATGAAACAATATTATTCTTCCTTTCAACTATCTCTAAAACATCCCCAGATCCTATTGTGCCGTTGTTTAGAGTAATTGCTGTTCCATTTGATGATGTATAATCACTCTTATCAAGTCTTACGCCGTTAGCGTAAACTTCAACTCTATTTGGATTGTATACTACATTAAATGATTCTCTTGGGGTATCTGGAGTAAAAGTAGAAAGTCCAACAAGATCTCCGAGACCATAATCAACAATCTCAATGTTAGATCCGATTTCTAGAGATTGATTAACACGAATGTTTCCAGATCCTGTAGTATTGATATCAAAATCATCTGATTTGATAGAAACACCATTGATAAAGATTTGAGTATTATCTTTATCTGTAGATCTTAGTGCGGTTGTAGTTGTAAATGGAATTACCGATTGTCCATCATAAGCAATAATTTCTTGCTTATTACGAATTCCTTCTCTAAATTTTACAACTTCAACAACATCTCCAATTTCTGGAGCAACATTTAATCTAATAATTGATGATCCAACCGAAACATATCCATCTGTTGATAGTTTGATACCATTAACAAATGCCTCTGTTGCGCCAACAGTATGATCAACCTCAATATCTTGTGACCCATCTGTTGATGTTACTGATGTGGTGATTCCTCTAAAGGAAGACTGCTCAAGAACAAATTTACTACTATCAAAATAAGAGAGTAGTCCACCCTTTCTTAGAATGTTAGAATAAGTAATGTTTGGAATTGCTACAGTACTTCTATTAGTAACAGTATTTCTACCACTAATAGTAGACTCTCCTAAGTTTATGGAGTTGGTCTGTGCCGTATCAGAGTTAAAAGTACCTCCAATTCCTGAGTTTCCATATATTGATTTTACATCATTTAGTCCATATATGGTAGTTGCCACAGAAATTCTACCATTATCCATTCCATTGAAACTAAAAGTTTCACCATTAATAAATGAACCTTTGGTACTATTGAGTTTTAGTGTTTTAGATCTTGATATTGAGTTCTGCAAATATCCAACCGCACCACTAGATCTACCTTTTACTCTTGTAGATCTATTTAAACTTATTTCTGTATTTAATGTGATCTCAGTAAACGTCTGAACATCATATAGTGAAACATTCCACTCATTAGAGTCCAATAATGTAGTATTATATGATCCACTTTCTAGCACAAAATCATAAACTCTTGCTACACCGATTTCATTTCCAGCAGCAACTTTGTCATCAATAATTCTAGAGTTTCTTAAACTGACTGTATATGTAGTGTTTATTCCAATTTCGGGAGATCCCGAAACATTGTTTAGCGTAAAAGATGGTCCAGTAAAATAATTTATAGACTGATTTTTTAACTCTTTAGTATCTCTAGTCTTCTCTACATCAAGAAATGTAGGTGAATTTATTTCAGTTCTATATCCTTTAACATAAGCCTTTCCTGGAGTCAATCTATAAACAAACAGATTATCTGATGGAGAATTCCCTTCATACGTCAGTTGATTTGATTTGAATACACCATTGTTTCCTTCATTATCGTTAAGTGATTCTAGACACGATAATTTGAATGGTTTTACATAATAATTACCAGATTCTTCAAAAGTTCTTGATGCTAGAGTGTCAGTAATGTAATTATATTGAGTATCATTAGGATTATTTCTAACAATGCCGTCCTGAACTAGAGAAATCTCTACAAAGTTAGTGTCATCAAAGTCTGTAATTTTTTTCTTGGTGAGAATCGCACTAATTTTAAATCTGTCTGCACCAGGAGAAGAGAAATTGTTATATCCTTGAGCGTTATCAAACAACGACTCATCAAGATCAGAGTTAATAATTTCTTCAAGGATATTAAATCCAATTCTATATGAAGGTTTATTAGAGTATTGATCTAGAATAATTGTTTGTGTTGGTACGTTTACAAATGCACCCCTTAAAAAATATACTCCATTTTGAACGGTAAATGAAGATGCATCAGAGGTTGAACTCCGACTTTTTGTTGTCGCAAAAGACTCATTTTCAATGAAAATTATATTTGAAGATTGGATTCCAGTTTCAGTAACTAAGTTTTCGTTATCCTCAAAAGTTCCAGATATATTGTTTGAACTTGATGAGATATAACTTACATATAAAGTAGTGCTATTTCTCTCTGACTGTGATTCAGTTAGGACTGCTTCAACTCTTGCTCTAACTCCAGATAAGTCACCACGGATTGTTGTTCCAACTAACTTTGAAATATAAGAAGACAATAAAATTCCGGAAAAACTATTATCAATTTCAACTGCACTATATTTGCTATTAAATATAGTTTGTCCAGGTATTACTTTCGCACCTTCTTTAAAGATATTGTTACCGAATTGTTCTACCTGATTTTGTAATATAGACTGTAAGGTAGTCAGTTCTCTAGCTTGAACTGGATACCCTGGTTTGAATAATACTTTATGATAATTTTTGTCTGAATCAAAGTCGTCAAAATATGGAGAGACGTTTAAGTTAGTTTCCTGTGGCATTATTCTTTAAAATTGCAAAATAACTTTGATATCTTCCTTTTGATTGGTCGATCTTGTAATGGAAGGTCTATTATTAACGTGAATTATATTACCAGAATATTTTTCAACCTCAGGTTGTGACACACCACTTACAAATGATTGACCAAGGTTATAGGTTCTATTATTTATTACCGTAGATATACCTGTAAATGTGGTATCAATCTTTAATCCGGTATTAACTCCTTCATTGGAAATTTCAGTTGTTCCGCCAGACCCAACGGTAGAAGAAAATTCATTAATTAATAATCCATATTTTGGACTTGTTAATTGATTTCCAGAGGTGTCAAAACCTGCAAGACTTTGTTCTTGCCAATACTTTAGAACACCAGTAACATTATCATATGAGATAATTCTTCCAACCGCAGTTGACGCTACACCAACAGTTTGAGTTATGAATGTATCTGAAGATGGTGAGAAAGAAGTAACTGCAGATCCAGTCAAACGAATTGCATATAAAGCACTTGCTTTATCTTTAGTAAGATTTGAAGTTGAATTATATGCTTTTGGATTATTGATCAGACCGACTCTAGCGATTTCATTTCCAGTTATAAAATCTGGGTCTTCCGCATCATTCTCGATTCTGGAGTAAATTAAAACATTTTTTGCACCCAACTCTCTATAAATGTCGGCACCATGCCCACCAGTTGGAGGAACAATGACATTAAAAACAGGTCTTACAGATCCTGTTGGTACAGCACCACCATCCAGATCTACTGTTCCATATGTATATCCAGAACCACCTTTTGAAATATTAATAGATTCAACTTTTGCATCATTGCCAATAATAATAGTTGCCTCGGCACCGGATCCATTACCTTTAATAGGAACTCTAGTATAAGTTCTATTTGCAACCCCTAGACCTTCTCCTCGGTTAGTTATTGTAACAACTTTTAATTGTCCACCATTTTTTGCATTATCTCTAATTGATGCATTAATATCTGATGTTTCCCAGTTGGATGGAACAGGAATAAAATCAATAGAGTCAAACTTGATAATATCAGCAGGACTTATTGTATAAAGATATTTCCATAAGTACCCATCTCCACTTGATCCAGCAGATCTAGGTTCTAAATCTGTAAATTTTGGTTCATCTAGTGATGGTCTGCCATTTGGATTTTCTGGATTGGTTCCATTTTGTAAACATATATAAACCTTATATTCACTATTCATCACGTAAAAATTTGATCCATACAAACTAGTTGAGTCTGATGGTTCAGCAACATTATCTCTGCTAATATCATGACGATACATGTCATATGATGTTCCAGATGTCCAATTTATTTTACGAACAACCTGCTTGACATCAGATTCATTAATCTTTTTTAACCCAATAACAGTGTCCCAAATGGTATTTTCATCATTAAAACTGTCTTTTGGCGCTAAAGGATTAGTATTCCACGTTGAATTTACATCAGTAGCATTGGGAAGTCCAACGAACGAGTAATACGAGTTCGCCGTTGATGCTATTGATATGACAAAGTTTTTAGCACTTAATATTCTGAATTGGTCAGTTATAATTGCAGACATTTTTAGAGTTTTTATCTATTTATTGTAGGTAATTACTATTTTCCAGTGGATTCACCCTTCTCACGATTGGAGAGGTAGTAATTCCAGATAATCCATTATTATATATTTCATAAGAATTACTGGAATTTCTAGAGGTGAATATTTTACCCCAAGAATATTTACCATGAACTCTCTCTACAGAACTGATGTCTAGGTTGTTATAATCACTTACACTTACTGTAACCCTAGCAACATCTGTTACTCCAACCCCAGGAACACTTGTTTGTGCAAAGGATACTGCGACTGCTTCATAAACATTATCTAGATAATCAGTTCCATTAGTAATTATTGCTCCACTAGAATTTAATGAGGTAACTCCTGATCCAACATTGGTTCCGGAAACCATAAAGTAAAAACCAGTTTCTATCGCACTGATAGTTGATGCAGTTGATACAATCGCAGAATCCTTCAAGTATGAGTTCTCTGGAATATAAAGATCAAATACAATTCCTATAGGTGCAACACCAACAGATGTTGTAGAGATTCCACCAATTACTCCAAAATCTCCAGCATATGAAACATTTTTAATAATTTCATATTTAACTCTAGGTGGTTCAAGCAAGACGACAGGTGCTTTAGTATAATCTAATCCACCAGAAGATACTGATATAGAAGTTACTTTTCCTCCAGATATAGTTGCAGTAGCAGTTGCTCTTGAATCAGTTCCACCCCCAGTTGGGTTCTCTACCGTCACTGTAGGTGCCTGTGTGTACCCTACACCAGAGTTTGTAACAGTAAATGACGTAACACTACCTGATCCATTAATTGTCGCTGTTGCAGCGGCAGATACGACGGTATCTTGATCAATGATAGTTATATCTTTTCTAGTTGATATTGGAGTTGGATTCTCATTTATGGAGTCAAAAATAGTACTAATATTCTCAACAAAAATAATATCATCATTAGATTCAATGGTTTTGATAATATTTGTAGACGGATAGATTAGATATTCATACTCTTCTCTATCTTTAGCGACATAATCACCGTTGATAAACTTATCTGATGTTTGTTTACACCATTCAACAGGTCTAACAAGACCAGTAGTCACAATTCCTTGTCCACCATATGTATTGGTAGATACCACATCGGTAGAATCAATAGAAAAAACTGTTCTCTTATCTTGATTTAATACGGTATCGGAGACAATTTGTAAGTTATCACCAACCTTTACACTTTCTAGGATATCTTTGAAAATCACATCAACATCAGCATTGCCTTGATAGAATAAAATGGTTGAATCTTCACCCACCACAGGAGGTTGTGTAAATGTTAGCGTGCTTCCACCATCAAACTTATATGCAACTCCAGGTTCCTGCAAGATTCCATTTAGAAATACAAGTAAAGTCATTCCAATGTCAATACCACTTCCTTCTCTTGCCGTGATGGACTGTCTTTCGCCATCAATCATTAGAGGGAAAGATCTATCAAAACCATTGAATAGTTTATCAATCTTATCAAATAATGTGAGGTTTCCAACACTCCAACCATTAAATTGTTCTTGATATTGATTATCAACTGTTAATTCAAATTGCTGGAAACTATAAGATGTATTAGTAGCCAATCCAGTCGTTCCGCCAATAGATACTGTTAAGACATCTCCAATTTCATATCCAGATCCAGTGTTAGTTAACTCAAAATCAATAATACTTGATCCTTGACCAACAATAACTGATACTCTTGCTCCAGTACCTACACCACTAGAACCATTTGCATAATTTAACTCTAGATCTGCATATGGGAATGGATCATCAATAATCACTCTTGGTGGATTTGATGAGGTATAACCAGATCCTGGATTTGTGATATCAACACCAATGACAATGCCATTTGAAATTGATGCTACACCAACTTTTTCAATAGTAGGATTAGATAGTGAAGAAGATGCAACAGATACTGAAACATGGGTTTGGATACCAGGTCTATATCCAGACCCACTATTTCCAATAGAAATTGACTGAATAGTTCCTAATTCGGATACTATTGCAGATCCACCAGCACTGACCAGAGGTTGATAACCTAGAGTTGAAGTTGATGCTATAGATACTATCTCTCCGCCTATAGGTGCAGAAGTGAACGATATTGTTGAGATTCCATTACTTTCAGTGATATGATAATCATTAACAATAGGATTTGTTCCAAACCGAGATGGTGATTGGAAAATTCCGTTAAGTACAACTATAGCATTATTGGTTGATATTCCAGTGATTTCACTCTTAAATATATTTGATGCACCATCAGATTTCACAAAGTTTCTAATTTCTTCATGAACATCTGCATTTGCAATGTATGCATTTTGACCGCCAGTGACTCTCAACAAAGATGTAGTTGGATTACCCTGACCCTGCAAAGAAGCGTATAATGTATCTACAAGGTTTACTTGATTACTATTAGTTGTAGTATCTTGCTGTCCTTGAATGTAGAGAACAGGTGCTAGTAAACCTGTTGTATAACCTTGAACTGATCTGTTAAAGTATTCTGCAGTATTAAATGCTGATCCAAATTGATTAAACAGTTTTTGGCATGTGGCGTTTATATTAGAAATAGTTTTTCCAGTTCCAACAAGACCATTTGTTTCTTCTGAGCGACATGTTAAATCAAGGCGAATTTGATTGACCGCACTAATAATAACACCATCAGTTCTCTCAAAACGATTTAATTTATGAACAAGTGCTCCACCTTGGGTGTGACCAAACATGTAAATTTTATCAACGATCTTATTAACTCCATTTCCAGTTAGATATGTATTCAAGGTGGATTTTGCCCAACGTAAAGATGCGCGAGCATAATTCAAGTTATTTTCATATAAGAATGAAGCGTTCTCAATTCCACCAATAGTTCCATCAAGAGAATTTGCTTGAGGAATGTCATCTTGTGGATAAGCAGCACTAAAAATAATCTTATCCTTTAATAAGAGAATATCTTTTGCATATGTAAACAAATTTTGTGCAGATTCCAAAACTGTTGTACTAGAATCATCAATATCACCATGATAGAAAACAACAACATCGGAATCTGGAGATGGTGTATTTGGAACATACAATTTGCCTCTTACAGGCCATGTTGCGCCATTAAATGTAATTGACTCCGAGGTAATATCAAATACTTCACCATCAAGAGGTGTGCTGCTCGTCAAGGTAAACTCTGTTGTTACACCAGTGAATGAGTCTGATAGATCATCAAACAGATAGTTCTTATTATAAGGGTCTTGAGTATCACCTATTGTGCCAGTTTTAGTGAATACTCTGCCAGAGAATACTGATGATGTAGAAATTCCAGTAAAATCTCTCTCGTTTGGTTGATTTGTTGTAGATCCTATAGGATTTAATCCTAGTGGTGCATCAATAAAGTTAAGTTTGTTCCCTATAATATTATAATTACCTCTCATGAGTTGAACTTTTGTACTCAAAGAGTGAATACCAATATTTGTTCCCATCCAAGGTCTTCTAACATTTACTTTATTATTTGACGAATTGATAGAGTCAATTCTCATAATTTCTTCGTCAATTTTAACAATATCACCACTCATGAACTTTGTGATATCTTTCATGATTATTGAGTCATCAAAAGTAGTGACGACTTTATTCAAGATAGTTGTTGTTGCTGTAGCAACAACCGGAGATTGAATTAGATTATCAATAGTTATGAGAGATTTTTGATTTTGCTTACAAGCAGTGAACCTATGTGATACACCTATACCAGTTGATGATATGTCAAGTACAGATGGAGGAACTCTTAATGCTTCAGATGCGGATGCAGCAACTTTTACGCCATTTTTTCCACTACTAACTGCATATATCCTAGATGGGAGTTTATCCGTAGTTATTCCTAAAATTGTAGTTTGAGCAATACCAATGGGTTCAAATCCGGGAACATCTGGGTATGAATATGTAATCTCCTCTCCACTTACGAAGAAGTGATCATCTACTGATATTTGATTAGTCGCTAAATCTACAACATTAGTTGATATTACTGGTCCTTTTCTGGGATCAGATGTTGGACTAAAGTATTTCTCAAAAACATCTTTATTGTTGTGTACAATATTGAAACTTCTTGTAATATCAAGTTCTGTTCCTCGGTAAACACCATTTCCAGAATTAATTGATCCATTGCTGAAACCAATTCCAGTATCTGTGTTAAAGTTATCAACTAAGCGAAGTGAGTGTTGGAATACTCTTACATTCGCAGCAATATTTGCATTTGGTGTAAATGTAATATCAAGATTTACTCCAGTACATGCAATTCCGATAGTTCCTATACCACTTGAAGTTAAGAGGTTTCCAAACTCGGTTATTGATTGATCTAGATCATCTTCAGCGGCAAGAAGTTCAAATAATTCATATTCATTATTTGTCTGATCTTCAATACCAACAAGTAGATAACCACCATTGAATATATCAGTAGACCAACCAGCAATTCTATTTGCTACTGGAGATGATGTTGATCCTATTCCAGTGTAAATTGACTCAACTGTATTGGTATTGAATGTCATGGAACCGATCCCAGTTCCTGCAGTTAGCGCCAGTCCCACAGTCAGGGTATTGACTGTTCCAGCAATACCTGCATTTGGATAGAAGTTTACATATGTACGATCACTTTCAAAGATTACATGTTTAATACCAAAGTTATCAAATCCATTTCCACTATTTTGTTGTTGACGTAATCTAAACAGTGTATTAACAGTTCTTGCCTCCTCGGGAATCTCAAGAGTATAGTTTCTTAGCGAATGTGCCCCAGTATATGGAACAAGTTCCCCAAAATCAACATATGTTGATCCACCATCAATACTATAGTATGCGTGAAGTGATTCAGTTGCCTCGGGTTGCTCACCACCGTTAAAGTCACTACCAACGACTGCATTTACAGTTATAAACTCATAATTTCTAGCATCTTCTGGTGGAAGGGTTAATTGTCTCAGACCATTTCCAGTCAACTCAGTATAATCTCCAATTGAAAATCCACCAAATGGACCAGTTCCTGTTCCACCTTTTGAAGTTTCAATACCAGAAGAGTTGAAATAATCTGCAGCAGATACAGTTGGAATCAACTTATAAGGAACATATGCATCATATGTTCCAAGTCCAGACACTGAGGTTTGCGATAAAGACTCATCAATTAATTGACCATACTCAAGCATTGCAATTTCATCAGAAGAATTTCTTAAAATAGAGATCTCTTCATATTGATGTATAGAATCTGTAGTTGCTATTGATACAAGAACTTTGGCACCTTTATATGATTTTTCAATTGTTGCCATTGCTATTGAAGTATCGGCAAACCCTACAGGTACGGTTATTCCTTGAGTTTGTATTTCACTTACCGATCCTAAACCAGTGCTTCCAACACCAACAAGTTGATCTTCAAGATTATAAGAAACTAGAGAAATATCGTAGTTATTTTTCTTGAATTTCACAGGATAGAAGTCAAGATTGCCTTCAAATGCTCTTATTGAGAAATCAAAAGATCCGAGATCTGAAGATGTTTCTAATCTTCCATATTGGTTTAAATATCCTCTAATATCATCGTGAAGGACTGTTACCATCAAGAGTTGTCTCTCGTTAGTAAATCTCTTATCCTTAACATAAGTGATGTACTTTTTATATCTCTGATTTAGTGGATAAACGTCAACAACTGAAAATGGATCTTGACGCTCATCACTATTGAATTGATCACTAATATTATCAATTGAAAGAACTTTATTTGTTACTGATTCAAAATAATTCTGTAGAATTTTGCTACCAAAAATAATTTCATCTGAGAACAAATCTCCAGTTATAAACTTATAATTTTCTGTTACAAGATCCCAGTCACTATAACAGTTTACGTTCGTAACGTTGATGATATCAACTGTTGAAGTAAAGTCTCCCTCATCTTGAGCAGTAAGTATACCAACAATAGATGAATCCTCCATGATCAAGTTACTAAACTTCTTGAATCCTGCAGGATGACTTAATGTCTGAACAGGTTCATCCCAGTTTTCAAGAGAAACTGATGATTTAAGTTCATATGAAAAATATTGATAGTAATCGCTATCATGCAATCTTTGGAATGCATTATTTAAGAATCCAGTATCACGCTTCCACCCCTGTCTAACCTCGGATGATGAATCAATATTGTATGATCCTTCAATCTTACTGGAGTCTACAATTAATGCCTTAGTTCCAGAAGTTTTACCTTCAATTGTCAAACCATTTCTGAAGATGCCAAAAGGAGAAAGAATCTTTAACCTATTATTAAGAACATTCCATTTATCAACCACACCCACAGTGCCATCTGTAGTTAGTATTGTCTCACCAAGTAAGAAATCATTTTTTAATAGTGATATAGTAAATAATGGGAAATTCTTAACTGCAACAATTTTTCCAGATGAGATATCGCTATCAAATTCTCCAGGTTTCTCGTTAAGTTTTAGAAAACCTGATAGATTGAGTGTAACTGTAGGATTAACTCCCCCAATACGTGGTTCTATTGATGTTATGGTAAAATAATTGTAATCATAATCTTTTGTATTATATCCCTTACCCGTAGTTGTAATACCAACACTCTCGATCATTACTTCATCGCCCACATTGAATGGGAAAGATGTAGTAGTTTCAAAAGATTTGTTCAATGTTATAATAACATCTTTGGTTGATTCGTCATACTCTACTGTAGATATACCAATAGAGTTTGAGTTGTGAATAGGAATAATATTTGGTGATGAATCATAAAGATCTTTTGTGTTTTTTAAGATCTTTACTTCGGGGCTTCCTAATTCGTATTTTAATATTACATCTAAAATATTATTTGTTACAGTATCAATTATGATCAAGTCTGGTGGAGTTGTATAACCATTTCCAGCACTAGAAATTCCAATACTCTCAATTGAACTATAACGCTCAACTTGCAAGATATTTGCAAGATTTACTGATGGCCTTAACGTATTATCTGTAGGATAATCAAATCCTATATCTTCAATTTTAGTACTCTTAATTCTACCAACGTTGGTAGAATAAGGATTTAAAATACTAAAGTTTCCATTATCTGTATTAACTCTAGAAATATCAGGTAAATTTACATATCCAGATCCTTGAGATGTAATTCTTATTGAAGAAATTGATCCTGAGATAGTTTTAGAGGTAGACTCGTATGATAAGTTTGCATTATTACTAGTATATCTAGAAGTTTCTGGTTGAGATGAAACAACATATGAAAATGTTGTTGATGATGTTGATACAACTGAGTGATTGCCTGAATATACACTATCAACTTTTAACAATGAATGTGCAGATCTAATCTTATCAAAATCATTGATTAATTGTTTTTTAACAAGTACTGGAACATCTGGAAGTGGTTTTAGTGTGTAGAAAATTGTCTCCGGAGTTTCTAACGATGAAGAAAATGTCAATGAGGCATCAGAATTTAATCCAATTGCCCCAGTCTTGGTAACATTAAACTCACTGAGATCGCCAGTTGTTGTATATAAGTTTTCAAACTTTTCATCAGTATAGAGATTAAACTCAAAGGCACTAAATGCTTGTCCCGACGATGAAATGTATGAGAGTGAAGAGTCTGAAAGATCAAACTTAACTTTTTGATTACCACTATATTTAATTTGAGGATTAATCTGGAATATTGATCCTGAGAAAGATTGGGTAATATTGATAAAAGAAGGTAAATCTAGTCTACTGTCAAAATGAGTTTTTGATAGACGTATTTTATTACTATCAAATGCTATCACATAATACAGTTCATCATTTGTGAAATCTGTGGAAGAATCCGTTTGCAGAATAATCTTTTGACCTGTATATAATCCATGATTGTCAATACGAATAGTATCTTTTATCGTATCAACATCAGAAGATATAAATGATCTCTTATTGACGACTAATCTACGATTTCTATCATTATAGAAAACTTTTATAGTAGTTGTTATACCAACATTTACATCAACCGATACCGTATCTCTCAATGATAGTCCATGAGAAGATCCAGTTGCAACAGTTACTAAATTTCTCTCAAGTTGACCAGTTATTACATTATTCCGAACAGTTTTGAAACTATGATATTCTCCCGTTCCAATACCGGTAAATTGAAGATCATTTACATCTGTTCCCAGGTCAACTGTTGATGTAGTCAGAGAGAAAACGTTATTGTTAATTCTTCTTACAAACAATTCATAATTTTGAGTAAGAGTGATTGGAGTAGTATCTCTTATAACACTAATTGCAGACCCACTGTTTGAGTTATATACAACCTTATCACCTGTCTCAAGTCCGTGATTTTCAAAATAAACAGATCTTGTTGGTATTTTGGCAGATTCAACTTTATTTACATAAACAGTAACCCCCGCACCAGACAAAGGTGAAGTATCAAAATCTACAGTTATTGAAGATGTTCCTATTGCTAAAACTTCAACATTTTTTCTAGCAAAAGCAGAATCAGTTGGGTTTACTAATGAAACATAACCACCACCAGAGAAGTTTGTAATGTCTTTTTGATTTTTGAGTAGAAGTATGGTTGATTGTCCGGCAGAGACCGATGCTGGAATCTTATACTCTAGAACGTCCAAAAATACAGTTGATGTAATTCCTACACCCCAAGTAGCAGCAATAGCAACAGTTTTGGGGGGGTCAAAATATAGTTTTCTATTAATTTGAGTCAGTCCAGACTTTTGATAATTTGCCTTGAACTCAATTCTTCTTGACTTTTGTTTTACTTCAGTTGATGAACTATGAAAAGTCCCGACTCTAGATCTAAGAATCCTGATTCTAGACTTGTTTGCTTCTATATTGAGAACCTTAACTTCTTCAGAATCTAATAGTAAAATATCATCTTCTAGTAATGTTGGATATCCTGGTGTGTTAACTAGGTTTAAATGTGTAACAATACCAGTTACATCAACCGAGTCAATACTTTCGCCCAATGCAACTCTAGAATCTTTTACTGTAATTCTAAAGTTTTTTTGTAAGTCGTTCTTATATGTTGATATACCTGCAATAGAAATAATATCCGCATTATTTAAATCGTGTGGAGATGAGCAAATACCAAGATAATTGCCATTTATACCCAAGGAAAGAAACTCCACATCTTCAATATATGATGTAGCAACACTAACAGTATTGATAGATTTTCCTTGTATCTTATCTACCTGTGCAGATGCACCTCTTCCCACTTCTGATGACAAGATAATATTATCACCAACTTTATAATTTTCTCCACCATCAAGTATATCAATACCAGTTAAAGAACCTGGTTGTGCATACTCAACTATTGAAGTTTGCTTTCTAACCTTATTCGGATCAAAAATATATTGATATGTAGTATCATTTGAGATTAATCCATAAGGATTTGTATTTCTAAACCAATCAGTATCACCAATGTCTAAGTAATCTTCTGTTGAGGTTACATCAAAATTAAATTGGTTTGGTTTTGAATTAAAAGAGTCACCAATGACATATGGGAAAACTGGACGCTTGTAGTTCTTAAAAGGTCCAATAGTGTCTATGTCCTCGGATATAGTAGTAAAGTATGCATAGACCCCATCAGGATATTCAGGTGTTACACAGAATCTGCCATTATGCTCATCAAGATCTCCAGAACCATTATAAACCCAGTCATTTGTAAATGATCCTTGAGGAAAACTTGATAGAGATGGTCTACTTGCACTGTTTGTTGTAAGAACATAACTAGACTTTATTCTCTTAATTAGACCTCCGGTTGATGTTTCAAATCCATATGGTCCATATATTGGATTTCCATCATATGCCCATCCAACAATAGGAGAGTGAAATTGTGTAGATTCAACTTCTCTAGAGTTTTGATCTAACCTTAGATCCTGTTCAAGTTGAGTAATACCATTAAACAGTCTTGTGCCATACAATAATTCCCTAAGTCTTCTTGGAGTATAAAGGTGATTATATTTTAGAGTTGATGAGGCACCTGGATATAAAAATCCTTCATCTAAAGAAATTTTATCTTTATTGAATACTTTACTAAAATTATTGATATTCCAAGTTTGGACCTGCGATTCAAACTTTGCACCTAAACCAGATGCTTCTATTATGAGACTGGTATTATTCGGATCATACTGTACACCAGGATTAATAACAATTACTCTATCAAGTTTACCATTTTTGACGATGGGTGTTAAGATAGCTCTTGATCCTGTACCAATAATTTTTAAGTCTGGAACTGAGTTATAACCACTTCCAGGATTTCTAACCAGTACATCCTCAATTCCTCCAGTAGTTTGGTTAATAACTGGAATTAACTCTGCATTTTTACCACTATTGAGAGTAAATAGAGGTTGTCTATTATAATTTACAATATCTCGTGATCCATAATTTGCACCTTTATTAGTAACGAATGCAGTATTAATCTCACCCCTAAAAATTGGTTGAATTTTTGCATTGAAATCTTTACCAAGACCAATAATTTCGCTTAAGTAGATATACGAAACATAAACAACATCTTCTTGGTTAGCTGCTTCATATAATCTTATATCAAGATCACTTGTAGCATCATATTCTTCTGTAGGTAACTTAACACCGTTTAAATATACGTCAATTAATCCATACTCGGATTGATGTATGAATGGGAAAGTTGTCTGTCCACCTTGGGCAGTAAATGTTTTTTCAATTTTAATAATTTCTGGATATGTGACTAACTCTACCAGATCTCCCTCTATTGAACCTTCTTTTAGTACTACCGATTGACCGTCGTCAGATATGTAATCTCTCTGTGGTAATTTTAGACCATTATAATAAACATCCAAAAACCCTGAAGCATAAATGAATGGGAAATTAGTTTGTCCAGCGCCAGCATATACAGAGGTATCGTTTGTTCTTACAGTAGAACCATAACTTACCATCTCAACAATTTCTCCACCTCCTGTAGAGTTATTCAAGATGATATTTGATCCACTAGTAGAATTAAAGTCACTATCAGATAGTCTTACACCATTGACGAATACATCTATCAATTGGTTTCTATTTAATCTTGGTGTATAACTAAACGCAAATGAAGATTGACCAACTCCAGCAACAAAAGTACTTACTCCAGATCTAATATTACTCGGATCAATAAGGATACTATTAGTCGTTGTTATGGTTGATAGACCAATTCTTCCATTTATTTTTACAGATATTGGTTCATAGTTGAAGTTGTGAAGACCTGACCCAGTTGATCTTAGATCTACAAATTCTCTAGATTTGTAGTATTGGTCTTTATTGGTTGTACCAATACCAACTTGAGAAAGAAAAAATTCATTATCATCAATTTTAGTGATATAATATGATGACAATGTAGAAAGACCTAGTACCTCAGTATTATTTGTCTCATATGTTACAATGTCTCCATTATGATAATCATGATTATCAATTTTTATAGAATTTTTTGCAGTATCAATTCCTACAGGTGTGCATTGTCTATGTTTGTTCTCGTAGTTTTTGCCCGAATCAGTAACTCTAATAGATGCAACTTTCTTTCTATAATCAACGGTACTTACTTCATGGGCACCAGTTCCATGGGATATTAAATTTATAGGATTGATTCCCTTTGCGGCATCATCAAGAGTTCTATACATTTTTACTCTGAATGAATCAACAACACCTACGTGATATTCTGATCTATCATCCAGTCCACCAACTGGAGTTCCTCCAGAAGTTTTATAAAATATTTTTTCCCCATCTCTGAATTTATGAATTTCATTAAACGAGATAGTATTAAGTGTGAGATCAACTTGATTTGATGCCTTATTGGCACTAAATCTAACCGAGTGGATGTAATTGATTAGAGAGGATTCTGCAATTGCACCAAATCCATTCCCTCCTGATATTGTAATTGTAGGAATCTCTAGGTAATCTACACCCGGATCAATAATTTCAATTCTTTTTAGATCTCCTTTTACCGATACTTTGCCAGTTGCTAGAGATCCAAATCTATCATCAATGTCCAAGATTGGAGGATTTTCAATATCATAATTTCTACCCTCAGCAGAAACAATAATATTTTCAAGTTCTCCATGATACACAACATCCTGAGACTTGTAGTTTTGAAGTTCTACACCATTTACAAAAATACCAATTGATCCTGGACTTGTAATATAATCTTGATCTCTTTGTTCTGGTTTTGATAACTTACGGATTAATTTTTGAGGTTCAAGTGTTTTTCCTTTATATCCAAATTGTACAATCTTGGAGTCCGTCGTAGAACCAAAAATAGTAAAGAATTTATCATTTTCTATATTTGGCTTACTTGCAGATAATTTAATAGTTGTTGCATTTACAACCTTAACATAATAAGTACCAGAAGATATATTTAAACCAGTTCCTACGTACTGAACAGCATCTCCGGTGTAGAATGGATGAGATCCTATAACTAATTCTTCACCAGAAAAAGATCCAGTTATATTCACTAAGAAATTTTCTGGTTCAATGTTAGATGAATAAGATGGAATGGAGTTTGATGTTACATAAACATCTTCTTCATTCAAGTATGTATTTTGTACATTTGCAAGTAAATTGCTTATTTGGGGATATGAATTGGAGTTTCCCTTTAGAGATAATTTTTTGAGACTATAGATCTTATTTTCATTCAGAACTAGATCTTTTACTCTGAATCTCTTATCACTAAAAATAGTATCAATAGAGATAGTTTGAGATACACCTGTATTATCAGTAAGAGAAATTAAATCATCTTTTTTCAATATATTTGAATCATTAGTCTCTAGATCAAAAATAGTACTTGCTTGTTTGATTATTTTTGATATGTTATACTCTACCTTAATATTATAGAACCAATTATTAGTTCTTATATCTTCTGATATTTTTCCAAGAGACTTTATTTCTACCTTATCACCCTTTTCAAATAAATTGGTATTGTCTGGGACTGTCAAATCACTCAGAACTGCCCCTATACGGACCTGTACGGGGTTTTCTTGCGTCCTAGAAGTATATCCAAATGCAACGGTGTTTTGACGCACATCCTGCGTCTCTCCAAGTGATTGAGAAACACCAGAAACACCATAAAACTGAGTAGAAGATTTAGATGTGTATGATAGTAAACTTGTTGTTCCGTTAGGAAGTTTTGCAGAAAGTTGCCCTGTCTGTGCAAAACCAATAGTTGAATCTACATCTAGGATTGTAGATCCGATAGAAACATTGTTAAGTATGGAAGTCTTGGGATGAATAGCAAATGATCCACGAACTGATCCAAAATTAGTATCAATATCTCTCCCATAATCAGCATCCAAACTTATAACATAATACTCATTATCTCCGCGAAAAATCTTTTCAACATTGGTAATAGTACCAAATGCTTTTTTATGATATTGATTTTTGTCTTGGAATAGAGTTTTATTAACTAAGAGTTCTGGATTACCAGATATAGCCTCAACTACAAGATCATTTGTTACTCTGTATCCAGCATCAGAAGGAATGAACAAATAATCACTTGGTCTATTGAGATCTACATCTTTTCCGTAAAGTGCTCTGAAAAGAATCTCGTATGCTTGACTTGTACCTTTGGACTCATAAAAATCTTTGGATCTTGATAAGAAAAGTCTCTGGTTCAAATCTTTTGCTAAAGATCTATTATCAAAACCAGGTGCAATTTGTTTCTTAAGTTTTTTTAGAAAATCCTTTAAAAAAAGTATACTTAAATTATTTACATCAGACCCACTTGTATGGTTATCTCTCTCAGACGATGAAAATACTAATTCATCGGGTCTATTTGAAGATCTATGTGAGGTTATCCCACTAAATCCTCTTGAACAACCAGTAAAAGAATTTGTTGTTATTCCAGTATATGTGATAATCTCAGAATCAATCTGAATGATGCCATATTGGTCCGGAAACCCTGTTGTAGACTCTACAGGTATGATGGAGTCTACAAACTCAATATCTCTGGTTAGAGACGTTTTTGAGACAAGATTGGTATTATTTTCTAACTTCAGATATTGATCGATATTATTAATTAGATCCGCAGGAAGACCTTGCGAATCTTGCGATCTGTAATAAGATTTTAAAAACTCAGTAGCAAGAGGATATGTATCCTTTACAAAATCAGGTAGTTGATTTTCTACTACGTTACTGATTTTAATTCTTTTATTGATCATTTTATACTACGTACTAATTTCTGATTAAACTACCAGTGTTTCCACAGCTATTTGCTGCAACAAAATTTGATCCAGATACATCTGCACCAGATGATATATTATCTTTCAACATGTTTATGGTGCTATTATTAATATCTAGTTGCAAATACAACTCCTGTTTTCCAATAACATCGTTTGAAAACGGTTTACTAGCAAATTCAATGATAGGACCGGAATCATTTGTTTTTGATGTCTCGGTAATTCTTATTGGATCAATAAGAATTTCTCCTTTCAGGTAATCAATAGTACCTACAGATCTCAAAACAATTCCTGCTTTTGTCTCTTCGTCAACCTTGAACAAGAATATTTTTCCAGTTTTACCATCAGAGTTTGGTTCATCAGAGAAATAAACCGTACTATTGATTCCACTAACCTTAAATCCAGACGTTTTTAAGTTAAAACCATTAGGATCTATATGGAATTTATTGCCGAAACATATCTCATACTCAGCAAATGCCCTAAGTGTTGGTGATAAATCTCTTCTTACAAAAATATTTGTAATATTTGAGGTAATAGAGTCATCAGAATTGTCAATTAGAGACGTAAACTTACTATATTTAAACTTAGACCCATACTTATTCATCTCAGTAGAGTCTGTAAAATTCTTTATATTATCTAATATAGTCGTCTTAAGTGCTGATGGTTCATCTGATAAGGTTGGGTCATAGAACACAGTAGATGCAAATTCAATATAGGTGTATTTTACATCCTTGATTTCGGGTACAATACCTGCAATACTGTACTTTTTCAGTTCTTCTCTCATGTTATCTTTAATTGCACTTGAGAGATACTGTCCATTAATTGGTTTAATTGATATATAAACTCTTCCATATCTTGGTGGATTGAGATCTTCACCACCAAAGACCGAGACTGACTCTGCATCTGGGTAAATTTGTGGCACCAATGCCTCATAATCGCTTGATGTTACTGCTCTATTTTGAGCGGCATATGTTCTTGGTGCAAATTTTCTGATAGAATCAACAGATTCAACCTCTTGACCTCCCGATGATGGACCATCAGCAAAAATTCCAGAGATGTCAGAGGTAACTACAGTGTCATTATTGTCTAAAAGTCTTCCCGCAAAAGAAAATTGAGAGATATTATTACCATCTTCGCCACTTGTAACCGAGTAACTTGCCTCAATATAGTTACCATTGTCTAATTTCTTACCAAAAATACCATCACCAAACAAAATCTCGTATCTTTGGTCTTCATTTTCTTGTAAAAAGTAAACTTTTGACGTTGCAATCACGTCAAATAGATTTGTTTTTAGTTTATAATTTTCAAATGCAGTAGATTGCTCGGTTTCAAACACTTTAACTCTCAAAGAACCATTATCAACCGAGGAATTTCCTAGCAAAAACCTCTGATTTGGGATACTTGAGTCAACCGTGAACTTCTCGGTGATATATGAACCTTCATATATCGTAATATTGTTGAAATCTGCGACTCCATTCACTACAGGTACGGTAATATCCGATGGAATCGTAAAAGTAAAAGATAAATTTCCAAGTCTTTGTGATGAAGTAGCAACAACGCCTGCCTTTAACGTCAGTGTAAGTGGTGATGAAGTTAATCCAGATACATCAACGAAGAAATTTATTGCAGTTCTTGAACTTTTTCTTGATCTTGGCGTATACCCAATATTTTTTGCAAGAGAAACTACGTTTTCTCTCAATGTTGCACTATCAATGAAAACCTCATTACTAAGCATGTTAGCATTATATGAGGTAATATAGGTATTATAAGCAAGCGTATCAATAATTACCGATAGGTTTGACCCTTCAAAGTCGTAATCGGTAAAATTTGAGTTAGATCTTAAGTAATCTTTTATAGATTCCTTTACTTGATCAAAATCAAGATTGGCAAATTTAACTAGTGGCATTTATCTACCTAGTTTTTGTTAATGGAAACCTTAGAACTTGTATTGGAGTATTAATTCCAGTTATTTCATACTCAACAGTTACATTAAAAGCATTATTTTCAAAGTCTGGATCAACCTTTACGTCTGTCAAGTTGATTCTTGGTTCAAAATCCCTCAGTAAAGAATTAATCTCAGACTGTATTTGTGATGCTGATATTACATCTATGTTTTCAAAGAGTGCTTGAGCGAGTCCAGATCCAATATTTGGATTAAAGAGTCGCTCACCTCTCCCAGTTAACACCAGATTCTTTACAGACTGTGCAATTGCATTCTCATTTTTCACGACAATAAGGTCATTTGTCAATGGGTTTTTCTTAAAGGACATGTTAATATCCTTAAATCCAAGAGATACTCGTTTTTGAATCTCTACAGGCATGAAAATACTACGGTTCTACCATATTTATTAAACTTAAAAACCGTTTTATTCAAGAAGTGTCTCGGTATCGTCAGAATCTTGATTTTTCTCGGTATCAGAATCACCTGTAACTTCTCTCAACTCCTTCTGAAGCACTTTTCCTGACCAATAATCAGTAATTAGAGTGGATGTACCCCACATTTTATGCATATACTTGGAATCTCTGTCTGGATTAGTCATTAAATTTCTCCTTTTGCGATTAATTTTGTTTTTCTTCTGGTGTTTCCCAGAAATATTCGTCAGTATCACCTAATCTACCCCATCTTACTCCATTCTCAACCTGATAATACTTAGTAGAGACCTTAAAATCAGGTGTTTGGGGATTTTCTGGTGTTATTGACAGATCATATACTCTCATTCTGTTGTTCGGATACAGAGCAAATTGTCCATTTTCAAGTTCAATACAGTTATGAGACTTATGCTCCTCTGGAACTTCACTTACGTTACAATTTGTGATATCAACATCCGGATGAAAGTTATCTAGGGTAAACAAATATTCTCCTTTGAGATTACCATAGTTTCTTGAACGCACTTCAAAGTCCATTGAACCAATGAATTGTTTCTCAATACAACGAACACCATAATCCATACAATTCCAAAATTGTAGGTTAGGCAAGTCAAGATCTATCTCAGGAGTTTCCGGTCGTGAAAGGAACGCGCTAATGGGTAACTTATCATAAAGCGCCCCATATTGTGGCAAATAAGTTTCAAAATAAAATGCACGTCCTGGAATGGACTTTGCAGTAACCCAAATACCCTCTACAAATTCTCCATGACCATCTTGATGATCACGAAGATACTCCTTACGAACCCAAACCTTTTGTGGAGGTAAATTTACAACCAGTTGACTCATATGTTCTCATATGTTCTTGCTATGTATCTATAAAAAAACCTCCACCTGATGCGGTGGAGGTATCGGATTATTTACCTTGACCCCGATATGCTTTTCGTGCTTTGTTACGACTGGTTGCGGCATACTTGGTATGCTTTCCGTTTCCTTGCCGAGTATTCTTGGGACTGGGTTCTACAATTAGAGAACCCATAAGAGATTTCTTAATCCTTGCCATTTTAATTTTCCTCTAATTCAATTTCGGTGGGATCTACTTCACCATCATAAACTTGTTCTGACATTTCGTCAAGGATCTCGGCACATTCTTCATGACTGAGATTCCTATGAATCACTCTACCCTTATAAAGGATATTAATCATCAGATGACGCGAGTCTTCTCATGACCCACACGAATACGAGGATCACACCAGGTCTCCATACCAAGTTCCTTTGCATCCAAACAGAAACTTACATCCTCTCCGCACATATCTTGTACAGCACCAGATTCAAAGACCTGCATCTTCGGAGCAAACCATGGATACTCCATACGCTCAAAGACACCGTTCTTAATCATTGTCCAACCAAATCCTGTATAGTCAACAGTAAATGGCTTACGACGCTTCGGCATTGTCTCACCTGTTTCGTGATTCATGACTCCACCATTCTTACGGAACTCATCCTCTTCTAACCAATGTGCAACAGAAGTGGTGAATCCATCCTCGGTCATATACCAACCACATGCAATCTCACGCTCGTCGCCCTCTGCAGGAACTGCAAGATCACACAGTTGCCAAAACTTCTCGGTGTTGAATACAATGTCACTATCAATCCATAACTGATAATCATACTCCAAATTGCCGTCCCATGGAACTTGCTTAGGACCGCGCAGCACGTTTGCTCCAAGAACCTTACAACGTGCAAAGTTCACCATGGATGAATAGTCCTGAGAAATCTGAATACTCATACCATTCTGCACCATGTCAAAACATAGTTGTACGAAGTTCTTTAGAAAGGTAAATGAACACCCACGACCAGGAAGGCAGAATACAATCTTCTTACCTGCCATTCGCTTCTTGATTGCATCATAGTCCCACTCAGGACCAGCCTCGGAAGGATTCTTTGCCTTCACAACAAAACCTTTTGCCATAGAAATTACCTTTTGTTCAGTTCAAGTTTACAGGAAATAGAATGATTTGTCAAAAATTTTTGAGGATATTAATATATCTCTTGACGCATCTCTTTAATATTTAGTTTGTCTCGTAATACTCAATTGCAAAATCATCTTGCACATACTCGGTACGAATGCCACTGATTGCTATCATACCATGAATGGTTAGCAGTTTTCTCTCTGCATCTTCTTTCGTGTTTAGATCTCTGCAGAATATTACGTTGGTGTTTTTTGCAATAATGCGATACATGTATTGTAGTTTTTATTCACCTTACATATATTTATGTCTGATCCCACACACTCTCAGAAATCTGGGCGATTTTTTTTCTTGACGGGGGTTTTGAGTCCCCTTTTTTATACTCGGAATTTTTTTTGAGACCTGATATCTCGAGAGCGATTTGGGTTCGTTGTAGGTTAGGGTAGTTAGCGTTTTTATAAACCGCATCGCCCGCCGCACATCAACGGCGACCGCATAAAAACACTGTCAAAATGACACTTAGTGGTCAAAAGTGGCACGAACGACAACCCATTCGTTCGTGCCAGTAAATATCAATAATCGCGGAATATATGACACGAACGATAAGAAGAACCATCACTACAAGAAGTGAACTCATGAAGAAGATTTGCCTCCCAAGTTGATTCCCAATCCACGACAACATAAGAGGGAACATCACCATAGAGTTCAGATGTATAAGATTCAGCGAAATCTGCCTCATTTTCATATGTACCCTGATAACGTTCATCACATTCTTCAATATAAGAAACGCAACCCATTTCTTTAATCAAAGCATCAACTGCCTCATAACCAATCTGTTCACCACAACGAACATATTCATCATAAAAGTTAACGAAATCATCTTCACTATAGTCATCAATAAACTCCAACATTGCGGAGAGATCATAACAATAATCCAGCAATTGTTCAATCTTTTCTGCAACATTAGCAGAAACGAATTGTTTGTAGCTTGTGGTCAAAGTGACTGTCATTGTGTGTGAATTAGTGAGTGAACGAGTAAGGGTTACTTAGTGATCAGAGTTCTTTGATCATTTCATCCAATTCAACTAAATTAAGATTGGCATCAGTATATGATACACCGTCAGGAGTTGTGCCATCATTGAAACCCATATAGTCTACAAATTCCTGATAAGTATCACATTTGCACGCACTCTTGTAGAGATATTCAACATTACCGATCCACAGTGATACATTCCAAGTCTCGTAGTTTGCCCAACCGTTGTACGTGGTGTCTTCCATTGTGGTTTGGAATGTGCTGTTCATGGTGGTTTCCTTGATTTCCATACTGTTAGTATTACAGAGATTGGGGGCAATTGCAAGCGATAGTGGACGGTTTCCCAACTGGTCCCCCCTAGAAGTCGTTGTTACTTTTTAGGAAATCTTCAAGGGATTTACTATCTTTATCATCCACATCTTTCATCTCCGGAATGTCAAAAATCTCACCTGGCATATCATTAATCTCGGCCCAGAGTTCGTCGTACATTGTTGTTAGTTAGTGAGTGGGTAGTTAGTGTTACTTAAGCAGTTAAGTTAGTGCAATATGATGTTAACAACTCAGAAACATTAATCTCATCATCTATCATAAACTCTTCTAAAAGATAATCCACTGTTATTTCTAATTCTGCAGCCAGGTGTTCAAATAGTGAATCCATGAGTTAGTGTAAGATAGGGGACAATAAAAGACCGGGGGATTAACCCAAACGCATCGATGAAAAGAATGGAATTGTGGTGATACCTTGCGCGGTGTTCATAGTCACGAACCACTTAAAGTTTTTCTGGAAAACACCATCACCCTGCTCACCATGCTCACTCAGGATAGCATTTAAACGTGATTTTGTAGTGTTTGATTGAAACCCACCATCAAATAAACGAATGAAAGTATCACCAATCTCTGCAATCTTGTTACCATGAAGATGAACAATAGAGAGGTTTTCTTCCTCATTGAAACTAACACTAGTGTTAGCAGATTTCCAGTTCTGGTTATTAGAAATGGCGTTGTTCATCAGAGTTTCAATCTTACGCATGAGA